AATCAATCAATAGATAATCAACCAACTCATATTGTAAATGAAACTATTGTAGATACTGGATTAATTGTTACAAATCAACAAAGTATAGATACTGCGGGTAATATTAAAACAGAAACTACTTTTAATACGACTAATGATAATGTAAATAATGCACATATAAAACAAAATTTAGTTGAAACAGTTACAAATGATTATGATAACACAAATAACAGTATATTATTGCAAATTAAAGATTATGCTGGTAAAATTAAATGTGAAGATTTTCATGGCAAAGGTACTATAGATGATTATAATGAATTATTTGTCGCTGCATCTAAAATTGCAAATGATACAAAACAAATGAAATTAGATGTAGATGTAGATGGGTTTGATGAGTTTGGTAGAGCTGCTGATGAATTAAGTGAGTTATTTGCAAGTTTTACAAAGAAAATTCAAAATATAAATATAATAAACGATAGTACATTTTTACAATCTGTATTAAATGCATTAGTTAAAATTTATAATTTATCTGAAACATTTGGTAAATTTAAAGAAACAATATTAGTAACATCGTCTATAAAAATTCCTAAATCTGCACACGAAACTAATGTAGTTATGCAAGGTGTAATGGACGAATTAAGTTGTGCAATGAATTATATTAATCATTTTGTTTCTCCAGATACAGAAATGACTAAAGCTAATTTAACAGATGTTGACAAAAATATTATTAAAAAAGCAGTTCAAACAATTGATAATTGGAAAGTTTTATGTGATGAAGGTGTTAGTATAGCTTTAACAAATAATACAGATATTCAAAGTATTAAAAATATTAATTCATCTCTTAAACAAAAAACTTCTGCATTAAAAAATGCAACTAGTGCACTACGTACAAAAATGAATTTATTTAAAAATTAATCATTTTTTTTATATTTATCAAAACATCATTATATTAACGTTGTTTTGATTATGTAGTTGCAATAGTGAAATAAGACAATCATAAAATATATATATTATTAAATATAAATGAACGATAATAAAAAATATATGGTAGAGTATTCAGATGATAGTTGCTCATCACGTTCATCTGATGAGAGTCATAAATTAAAATTTAAAAAATGTTGCAAAAAATATTCTAAAAAAAGATGTGATAGTTCATCAGACTCATGTTCATCTGATGATAGTCATAAAAAGAAAACTAAAAATTGTCGTAGAAAATGTTCTAAAAAAAGATCAAAAAGTTCTCCAAAAGATAAACATAGACATCGTAGTAAATCTAAAAAATGTTATAAAAATAGAAGACCTATGTGTCGTTTAATAGATTTAAGTAAATGTAATGATTCATCTAGTTCTGATTCTGATTATGAGGTAGTATATTGCAAAGATAAAGTTCCTCCACCTCAACCTGTTAATTATTTTGATATAGAAACAAATATTAAAATTAAAAAAGGTCATCGCGGTCGCACAGGTCCACGTGGTCGTTCTGGTTCTCGTGGTCCATGTGGTCCACGTGGTCGTTCTGGTTCTCGTGGTCCACGTGGACATACTGGACCTACTGGACCTACTGGACCTACTGGACCTACTGGACCTACGGGACCAATTGGAGAAACTGGACCAACTGGACCTACGGGACCTATTGGAGAAACTGGACCAACTGGACCTACTGGACCTACTGGCGAAACTGGACCTACTGGACCTACGGGACCTATTGGAGAAACTGGTCCTACTGGACCTACTGGACCTATTGGAGAAACTGGACCTACTGGACCTACTGGACCTATTGGAGAAACTGGTCCTACTGGTCCTACTGGACCTATTGGCGATACTGGACCAACTGGACCAACTGGACCAACTGGACCAACTGGACCACAAGGTATACCTGGAGGTGTATTATCATCATGTAATTATTATGCGGTAATGCCTCCAGACAATCAATTACCAATACTACCAGGTTTAGATGTTGAATTTCCACAAACCGGTTCAACATTTGGTGTAGATATTGGTAGATTAACACCATCAAGTTTTAGTTTAGTAAATGTCGGAACATATCAAGTACTATTTCAAGTTCCAGTTGAAGAATCTGGACAATTAGTATTAACATTAGATGGAATTGAATTACCACAAACGGTTGTTGGAAGAAACAGTGTATCAACACAAATAGTTTGTATGACAATGGTTACAACTATAAATCCAAATACTGTAATAACTGTAAGAAATCCCGCTGCAGGTACACCATTAACTTTAACAAATGCAATCATTCCATTATCTGCACATTTAGTTATTACTAGAATTAATTAATTAATTAAACATTTAATTAAATAAAAATAATTTATTTAATTAAACCTTGACATAAATAATTAAATTTATACTTTTTTAGAACATCCTTATCTTAATGAAATAAAATTATTTGTAAAATTATTGTTTATAATGCTGTCTGTTATATTTTTAACTTTAATAATACTAAAATTGTCAGGTTTATATTTTATATTCAACTGATCATCAAAAAAAATAAATATTTGACATTGATCTTTTTTTGTATTATAATCATTACCAAAAGTTTTAATCAAAAAGTATTTAATTGTAATATCCATTTGTAATAACATTATATCAATATTATTATTGAATCTTGTTATTTTTTTCCTTTTGCTAAAAACATCAAAAGGATGTTGTAAATTCCATTCTAAACTTAATGCTTGATTTTTTGAAAAAAATGTCATCATTAACCATTGATATTGCCATTGTAAATTAGTGTCTGAATCATAAATTAATTTATTTAATTGCAATTTTGTTTTTTTAGCACCCCCTTTTATAATCCCATTATGTTGTCTTAATCTTCTTCTAGGCATCGGAGTAGATCCTATATAATAATTTTTAGATGATTTATTATTAGTACCAAAAATTCTATAAATATAATAAGGCATATTATATTTATAGTTTTATTAATTTATATATATGTCAACAGTTAAATTTTTTATTTATATTTCACTTTTAGTGTTTTGTTTACTTTATTTTTATTTTTTCTTTACCTATGAAACAATATTATTATTAAAAATTTAATTTTAATAATAATATATCTAATTATACACAATTTGACTATTATTAAAACAATTATTATTATGAAATTTTATTTATAAAAATTTAATTTTTAATGGAATTTATCTTATTTTTTGTAGTAGTGATCGATATAATGATCTGTTTATGTGGAAATAACAATATATAACAACCTGATTAATTATAAAAACTAATTTAAATGACAGTCGATAAAAATATTATTTTTATCTTAGACATATATATATATATGTTATTATATGATAATTATGTAGATTTAGCAAATATCATTAATGTTGGTGGTAACAAAGAAAAATCTACACAAGAAATTCCTACACTTCAATCATTGATAATTAATAATACAATACCAAATAATTTAATAGAAGTTTTAAATTTAAATTTACCATCAATAATGATCGGTAAAATTATAGATGAAAAGAAAATAATGGTTACAAATGAACAAGAATTAGAAACATTAATTAATAAAGAAATTCCAATTATACACTTATTATTTTCAGACGATTTTAATGATTCATTATCAATATTAGCGAATATGAAAGATTATGAAAGAAATATATTACAACAAATTACTTTTGGTTATCATTTTAACAAATCAATTGAACCATTAAGAGGATTAATTAATTTAAAACAACTTACTTTCAGTGATTGGTTTAACGAATCAATTGACCCATTAAACAGATTGATTAATTTAGAGCAACTTACTTTTGGTCGTGAATTTAACAAATCAATTGAACCATTAAGCGAATTAATTAATTTAAAACAACTTATTTTTGGTCGTGAATTTAACAAATCAATTGACCAATTAAGCGGATTAATTAATTTAAAACAACTTACACTTGGTTATCATTTTAACAAATCAATTGAACCATTAAGCAGATTAATTAATTTAAAACAACTTACTTTCAGTGATTGGTTTAACGAATCAATTGACCCATTAAGAGGATTAATTAATTTAAACCAAATTACATTTGGTGGTATTTTTAACGAATCAATTGAACCATTAAGAGGATTAATTAATTTAAAGCAAATTACACTTGGTGATAATTTTATCAAATCAATTGAACCATTAAGCGGATTGATTAATTTAGAGCAACTTACTTTCGGTAGTTGGTATAACAAATCAATTGACCCATTAAGAGGATTAATTAATTTAAAACAACTTATTTTTGGTCGTGAATTTAACAAATCAATTGACCCATTAAGCGGATTAATTAATTTAAAACAACTTACTTTCGGTAGTTGGTTTAACGAATCAATTGAACCATTAAAAGGATTAATTAATTTAGAGCAACTTACGTTTGGTTATAATTTTAACAAATCAATTGAACCATTAAAAGGATTAATTAATTTAAAGCAACTTACGCTTGGTTATAAATTTAACCAAACAATTGAACCATTAAGAGGATTAATTAATTTACAGCAACTTATTTTTGGTCTTGATTTTAACCAAACAATTGAACCATTAAGAGGATTAATTAATTTACAGCAACTTATTTTTGGTGATTTTAACCAAACAATTGAACCATTAAGAGGATTAATTAATTTAAAGCAAATTACATTTGGTGATTTTAACGAATCAATTGAACCATTAAAAGGATTAATTAATTTAAAGCAACTTACGCTTGGTAATAAATTTAACCAATCAATTGACCTATTAAGCGGATTGATTAAATTAGAGCAACTTACATTTGGTAATAATTTTAACAAATCAATTGACCCATTAAGAGGATTAATTAATTTAAACCAAATTACATTTGTTAATAATAATAATTTTAACAAATCAATTGAACCATTAAGCGGATTGATTAATTTAAACCAAATTACATTTGGTGATAGTTTTAACGAATCAATTGAACCATTAAAAGGATTAATTAATTTAGAGCAACTTACGTTTGGTTATAAATTTAACCAAACAATTGAACCATTAAAAGGATTAATTAATTTAAAGCAACTTACGCTTGGTTATAAATTTAACCAAACAATTGAACCATTAAGAGGATTAATTAATTTAAAACAACTTATTATTGGTCGTGAATTTAACCAAACAATTGAACCATTAAGAGGATTAATTAATTTACAGAAACTGATATTACCTGTGTCAATGAATCGATTTGGACTAAGATTTGGTTCAATAAATATATTATATTATAGATGAAACTAATTCTTTTGATTTATATACATAATTAGTTTCATCTATAATAATTATATTATTATTTTAATTAAGGTATTGTGTATTGGAATGATATATTAGATCTTAAAATTGAAAAACATAATGAATGGTCAAATGAGATATATGCCATAATACATAATTAATGATGACAAATTGAATTATAATATAAATAATATTAGTACTATGAAATACGATACACCTAATTTACTAAAAATAGTAAAGGATTATACCTTAATACGAAATTAGTAAATCTCATAATTTTATAGAGATTAAATTACTATTTTTTTTAGAAATTTTGTTAATTTTTGAAAAATGACAGTATATATATAATAAAAAATAAGTTTTATTATATATATATATATATATATATATGAGTTATCATCAATACGTTAACAATAAAATTAATTATTTAAAATTAAAAGATAATATATATTTGACAAAAAATGATTTTATATTTGACAAAAATATTGATTATGAATTGAAATGTAAAAAATATGAAAATAAAATTAGAAATCTAATCGGAGGTGTTCGTATTGGTTCAAAAGAGAGTTCAATAATGCTTCCTAAGGATATATCTAAATCTATATTTTCTCAAATATCATCTATAGATGATAAATTAAAATTATTAGAAACTTTTGTTACAACTGAAGCATTATTTATAGAATATTTAAATGAACCATATTTTACTCCAAAAGAATTAGCTATAATCAGTAAAAATTGTAATAAATTTGCAGAAAATGGTACTTTAAGATTATTAAGATTTGCAAGAAGTCAAAATCCACCTTATATTTGGTCTGAAGAAACGTGTTCAAATGCAGCAAAAAATGGACATTTAAACGTATTACAATGGTTAATACAAGAAAAATGTTCTTGGTCTACAAATACATATTCAAATGCAGCGAAGGGAGGGCATTTAAATGTATTACAATGGTTAAGACAAGAATACTATCCTTGGAATGAAGAAACATGTTCCGGAGCAGCAGAAGGAGGACATCTAAATGTATTGAAATGGTTAAGAAGTCAAAATCCACCTTGTCCTTGGTCTAGATATACATGTGCTTTAGCAGCAGCATCAGGACATTTAAATGTATTGGAATGGTTAAGAAGTCAAAATCCACCTTGTCCTTGGGATGTAAATACATGTGCTTTAGCAGCAGAAAATGGGTATTTAAATGTATTACAATGGTTAAGAAGTCCTGATCGAAACCCACCTTGTCCTTGGAATGAATGGACATGTGCAAATGCAGCAAGAGAGGGACATTTAAATATATTACAATGGGCAAGAAGTCAAAATCCACCTTGTCCTTGGTCTAAAGAAACCTGTGAAAATGCCGCAGAAGGAGGACAATTAGAGATATTAAAATGGGCAAGAAGTCAAAATCCACAATGTCCTTGGTCTACAGATACATGTGCAAAAGCAGCAGGAGGACATTTACATATATTACAATGGTTAAGAAGTCAAAATCCACAATGTCCTTGGTCTAGAGATACATGTGCAAAAGCAGCAGAAGGGGGACATTTAAATGTGTTACAATGGGCAAGAAGTCAAGACCCACCTTGTCGTTGGTCTAGTGAAACATGTGCAAATGCAGCATTAGGAGGACATTTAGATGTATTACAATGGGCTAGACAAAATGATTGTCCTTGGAATGAAAAAACATGTGAAAATGCAGCATTAGGAGGACATTTAAATGTATTACAATGGTTAAGAACTCAAGATATACCTTTTCCTTGGTATTCATTGACATGTGCAAAAGCCGCAGAAGGAGGACATTTAGATGTATTACAATGGTGTCGAAGTCAAAATCCGCCATATCCTTGGTCTTCACGGACATGTGAAAATGCAGCATTAAATAGTCATTTAAATATATTACAATGGGCAAAGGAGAAAAATCTAGAGTGTAATCTTAATATAGAAGTAGTGCAAACTGCAGTAGAAAAAGGACGTTTAGAATTATTAAAATGGATAAAAAATAAAGATTCGCCTTATTTTCGGGATTTTTTAAACGAAGAGGCATGTGCGCTTGCAGCTAGAAATGGACAATTAGATGTATTAATATGGTTAAGACAAGAAGGCTATTCTTGGTCTTCATATACATGTAACTCTGCAGCAGAAGGAGGACATTTAAACGTATTACAATGGGCAAGAAGTCAAAATCCACCTTGTTCTTGGTCTGTAAGAACATGTTCATTTGCAGCAGAAAATGGTTATTTAAACGTATTACGATGGTTAAGAAGTCAAGATCCACAATGTCCTTGGAATTATTCGACATGTGAAAATGCAGCATTAAATGGACATTTAAACGTATTACAATGGGCAAGAAGTCAAAACCCACCATGTGATTGGGATGAATGGACATGTGCAAGAGCAGCAAAAAGAGGATATTTAAATGTATTACAATGGTTAAGAAGTCAAAATCCACCGTGTCCTTGGAATCGATATACATGTAGCGCTGCATTAGAAGAAAACCATCAAAATATAATAGAATGGTTAAATGATAATGGTTTGCCATGTTACGGCGAAGTAGAAGACATTTAGATATATTATAATGGTTAAAAAGTTAAATTCTACCTTGTCCTTGGAATCAAAATACATGTAATCATGCTAGAGAAAATGGACATTTAGATATAGTACAATGGTTAAATGCTAATGGTTTACCATGTCAGTTAAACCCTTGAAATCTAGTAAAACTTATTTTTTTTGAAATTATAATATATAATTTCAAAAAAAATAAATTTAAAAACTCGTCATGTTGAGTTTTTAAAGGGCATGTTACTTGTCCTGAGAGACCTAATTTACTAAGAATAGCAAAGGAGTATACATTGATGCGAAATTAGTAGATATCAATATTTTGATCTAGAAATAGTAGGTTTTTAAGTAACGGAAATTTAAATTATGATAATTTAGTTAATGCAATTAAATGGTTAATGATAAAATTTATAGAAGTTATTTAACTTTTTTTCAAAAATTAATAAAATTTTTGAAAAAATGACAGTATATAAAATAAAAATACAATAATTGTGTAGTTTATTTTCTTAGTGTTATAGGTCTATAATTCTTAATCTTTTATTTCACCATTTTAACAAAATATAACATTCTTTCTTAATGTCTCTGGAATAACTTCGCTTCCTAAAACTGTAACATAGTATTCCGTATATGATGAATTTAAATAATCACTAATAAATTTTTCTTTGGTAACATTTAATTGTTTACATTTTTCAATTAATGATGCAAAATATTCTCTAAGTTTTTCCTTGGCATCATCTTGATTATTTAATAATTCAATAGGACTTGGAATTTTAACTTGTGTATATTCCTGAGAAACTTTTTGATACAATTCCATCATTCTTGGAGTAACTCTAGGATCTTCTTGAAGATTTCTTAATTCTTTTCTTGCTTCACTCATCATTTTTTTGTATTCCTTTTCAGTTACTGCCTGTTTATTTGAAGGCATGTGGTTTTTAAAACTATTTAATTTTGCTCTTAATTTCATTCTTGCTTCAGACATTTCTGGACGGGCTTTTTCCATATTTTATAATAGTAATTAATATTATTATTTCTTTATGTTAAATTATTTGTTTTAATGTTATATGATACACATAAAATTTAGATAATGATTTATCTATTTTTATTAAAAAATTATTTTTATCATCTAGTAATATATGATAAAAATAGATTCCAATACTAAATATATATTGTTTGTATTTTTTTTGGTATTATTTATTGTAATATATGCATATGAAGATAATTTTATTGTATACCAACAGCCTAGATATGTAAAAACAAATTTATATGATGAAAATAATAATAATTTATCAAAACAATATTACATATATAATCAAAGTTTTATTGATGACTTACAACCATCATATATATCATAAAAATATTGATAATTAATTTATTTATAGTAATGACAACTATATATGATTACTATAAATGGAAGAAAATGATATGTATTATGAAAACTTTTTGGAAGAAATACCTGAACCAAAAGAACAAATTAAAATTGCAAGTTTTGACTTAGACAGTACATTAATAAAAACAAAATCAGGAAATGTTTTTCCATTATCATTAGATGATTGGATTCCATTATATTCCAACATCAAAAGTAAATTATTAAAATTAATAGAATTAGGTTATTATATTGTTATATTTACTAATCAAAAAAAACTAAATGACAAAAGTGTTATATTATTTTCCAATAAAATAAAGTCTATAATGAGTTTTTTAGGAATACACAACAATAAATATGCATATTATATTTCATATGGTAGTAATAAGTTTAGAAAACCTATGACCGGTATGTTTGATACTTTTTTACATACCAATAATATTAGTTCTATTCACAAAAATAGTTTTTATTGTGGAGATGCTGGTGGAAGAGTTTTTATAGGTTCAAATAGAAAAAAAGATCATTCTATAACAGATTATTATTTTGCTCTGAACATAAAATTAAAATTTAAATTTCCAGAAGATATATTTAGTCAACCAATCGATCAATATTATATAGATGATCCATATATAAGTAAATCATTATTATTATGGGGATTAATAAAACAAAAAGTTCCATGGAATGATATAGATAGTTTTAACAATATAACTGATAAAAAAATTATTATAATGGTAGGTTGTCCAGCAAGTGGTAAAAGTAGTTTAGCAAAATCAATTATCAAAAGATATTGTGCCAATAATTATAAATATTACAGTTTAGATAAACAAAAATCAAAAATGAAAAAACTAGTTGAATTATCCGTTAAAAATAATGATAATATGATAATAGATAATACAAATCCATCTATTAATGATAGATTAAAATATTATTTTTTAGGATATCAAAAATTAATAATATATTTTAATTACAGTAAAGATTTATGTAATCATCTAAATAATTATCGAACTCAAACAACTAACAAAAATAAAATTAGTAAAATTGTTTATAATATATATTATAAACATTTAAATATACCTAACATAAATGAAACAGATAATTTATATATTATAAATATATTTCCAGAAATGGTTATACCAAACATAACAAATAAAGAATTTAAATATTTTTATGATGATTAATATTAATACACATAACTATTTATTTTAGATTTAATTTTATTTTCTATAAATTTAAAAGCATATGATGTAAATGTAATTGGATTATATTTTTGTTTTCCTCTAATTATTTTTATCATTAATGGATTTTTTGATAAAACATAATTAATTATTTCATTATCTTCTTGTAACTCGTTAGGAATAAATTCATAAGCATTTAAATTATTTTCTAATGCTAACATTACAAGTTCTTTTTTGGTTTTTAGTCTATCACTTACATATTTTATTGATAAACCATTATTTGTTATTGCACGAGTAACTATATTTATATCATCTTTTAAACTATTATCAACATGTTCTAATTCTAAACCATTAAATTTAACTATTTTATTAACATATTGTTGACTACACGTTATATATGGTGTACAATATTGTAAAATAGTATAATTTTCATTAATACAATCCAATACGAATTCAAAATCATTTTTTAATTTTTGGTCTAAAAAATAAAAAACACGATGATTACTTAATATAGCTGATTTTGCAATAAATCTATTATTTAAATAAAATTTATCAGCTGCTAATATAGACATACCATTATTTAACACTGCTTCTAATACAACATCATAATCATATTTTAAAATGTTAGAAGCATATTTTAATTCAGAACCATTTATTCTAACAGCTTTGAAAACAATATTTTTATCATTTCTAATTAATTTATTGGCATACAATAAAACATCATGACCGAAACTAATACCTTCTAAAATTAAATCTTTTAATACAATTGATTCTTCATTTGGTAAAATATATGATTTTTTATTAATTATATTAATATATTTGTAATCATTATCAGACAATGTATTTGTTATAATTTTCATTTTTAAATTAATATTTTGCATTTTTTTATCAAAAAATTTATGAAATTTTTTATTGGTATTAGTATAATGTTTTACAAATATATTGCTAAATAATAATATATTATTGTAATATATTTGATAATAGATATTATTGACACCATAAAATTCTATTTGATGTATAATTTCATATATGTACATAGATTTAGAAACAGCAAAACATATTTTTTTACCATATTGATCTATAATATTAATATTAAAATAACTTGTGTTATTTACATTTATCATTTTTATTATTATCGATACCAAATATTTTTAAATATAAAATATTATTTTTATAATTAAAAATGAAAGAACAAAAACAAATTAATTAAATTTTTGGGCGTTTTAAAATAAATGAGGTTAAAAACAAATATATACTTTATAGTTATTAGTATAATGGCTAGCGGTAAAAAAAATAATACTGTATCGTTATCAGATATGTTAAAAAAACATATTATTCCAAAAGAAAATCCAGAAAAACTAAAAATTACTCATACATCATTAGGAAATCCAAAAGGTTCTTATCATATAGTAGGTGAAAAATATGGCACATTTATGGATTTATATTGCAAAGCCATTGATAGCGGAACAGAATTATATCTTACAGAAGTTCATTTAGAATTTAGCTCAATATTAATAGATATTGACATAAAATATTCATTAAGATCTAAAAATAATGATCATCGATATACTCATTCAATAATTGAAAAAATAATAAAAATTTATAATAAATATATAGAATTATTTTTTGACATCGAACCAGATGATTATAAGGCTTATCTTTTGGAAAAAGATACTCCCACATTAATTTTAAGTGATGATGAAAATGAAGTATATAAATACAAAGACGGAGTTCATATTATATTTCCATTTATTTGGACTAAATCAAATGTTCAATATATTATTAGAGAATATGTTATTAATGAATTAAAATCGGATAATGAAATTATAAAAATGTTAAATGATCAAAACCTATACGAAGTTATTGATGAAGCAGTTATTGAAAGGAATAATTGGTTAATGTATGGATCCGCAAAACCAGAATATGAAAAAAATAAATATAAATTAACAAGAATATATGATAAAAATTTATCTTTTCGATCATATGAAGAATTAGATAAAATAGAAATATTAGAATTGCCTAAATTATTAAGTATCAGACAAATTAAAGATGATGATGAAAAAGCAAAATTTAATGAAAATTATTCTTTTGACAAGATATCAGAATTACATAGTCGTATCTTTCCAGGGAAAAAAAAAACAAATATGGATGATATAAGAAAAGTTAAAAAATTGTGTGATATGTTATCAAAAAAAAGAATATGTGATTATGAGAAATGGATTTCATTAGGTTGGTGTTTACATAATATTCATGATGGATTATTACATGTATGGGTAGAATTATCTAGTCATGACACAAGCAAATTTAAAGCAGGAGAATGTGAAAAAAAATGGAAAAATTTTAGAAAAGATGGATATAATATAGGATCTTTATATAGATGGGCAAAAGAAGATAATCCAGAACTCTATGCAGAATTTATATTGGAAGAAAATAGTGAAATATTAAAAAGATCATTATCATGTAATGATTATGATGTTGCAAAAGCCTTTCATGAAATTTTTAAAGATGATTATAAATGTTCTTGTACAAAAAATAAAATTTGGTATGAATTTAAAAATAATCGTTGGACCCCAATAGATGGTTCTAATGCATTATTTAATAAATTAAATGAAGATATGGTTCATAAATATGCAAATATGGCTCAAGCATATAGTGTAAAAATGTTAAATGCCAATAATGAAGATAAAGAAATGTATGGTAATTATATGGATCAAGCACTTAAATTATCACGTAAATTAAGAACAGTATCATTTAAAAAACATTTAATTGAAGAATTAACACATTTATATCATGATGGGGATTTTGCAAATAAATTAGACGAAGACCGAGATTTATTGTGTTTTTTAAATGGAGTTTATGATTTAAAAAATAATATTTTTAGAGAGGGAAGACCAGAAGATTGCATTAGTTTATGTACTGGAATAAATTATATTCCTTTTGATGCAAACGATAAAAATGTTAAAAAAGTTCTACAATTCTTTTCTGAAATTCAACCTGAAAAAGATATGATGAATTATATTTTAGATTTAATGGCTTCGTGTTTACAAGGTCATACACCTGATGAAAAATTTCATATATGGACAGGTACAGGTGGTAATGGAAAATCATTAGCAATTAATTTATTTCAATTGTCATTAGGAGATTATGCTTGTACTTTACCTATAACTATTTTAACTAGTAAAAGACCAAGTGCTACTACTGCAAATCCTGAAATAGCAAAAACCAAAGGTAAACGATTTTGTGTATTTCAGGAACCAGAACATGATGATAAAATACATGTAGGATATATGAAAGAAATATCTGGAGGTGATAAAATATCTGCTAGAAGTTTATTCAAAGAACCAATTGAATTTATTCCTCAATTTAAATTAATTTTAACCTGTAATAATCTACCAGAGATACCTTCTAATGATGGTGGTACTTGGAGACGTTTAAGAGTTGTTGAATTTGCAATGATGTTTGTAGATAATCCAGATCCAAATAATCCAAAACAAAAAAAGAAAAATCCACATTTTAAAAATGAATTTAATGAATTAAAAGAAGCATTTATGAGTGCATTAATAAATAGATTTGAAAATTATAAAATTAATGGATTAATAGAACCATCTAAAGTAACAGAATATACACAAAGTTACCAAAGAAATTCTGATAAATATCTTGATTTTATTGTTGATTCTTTACTTAAAACTAACGAAAATTCTGATAAAATAAGCATTAAAAACTTATTCGGTTATTTCAAATTATGGCATAAAGAATTTTACAATAATGCAACCATTATTAATCAAAAAGATTTTAGAACAAACATATTAAATAGATTACCAAAAAATTATAATACATCTGGTATTTTTGGATATAAATACAAAGATAATGATGATTCGGTAGAAGATCAATTAAATATGTCTATTGAAGTACATAATGATTTAGAATTTAATGAAATAACAATTACTCAAAATAATAAACAAATAAAAACTAATAAACCTAAAATAGATTTAGGTCTAGATATGTAAATATAATTGATAAAAATTGAAATATTTTTTTTATCAATTGTGATAATATTTTTCGGTATTTCAAGACAGCCTATTTTGGCGAATTTTATATCAAATAGAACCACTTCCAGTTCCACTGTGCTAAGAAGTCGGTATGTTTGGCAAAGGAGTTTCAATGAAGGGAGTTGGTAAGGGTGACGGAAAAGGTCACCAATTCAAAGGCGATGGAAAAGGTTACTATTCCAAAGGAACTGAAAAGGGTACCCAATTCAAAGGTGATGGAAAAGGTTTCTATTCCAAAGGAACTGAAAAAGGTACCCAATTCAAAGGCGATGGAAAAGGTACTCAATTCAAAGGCGATGGAAAAGGTTACTATTCCAAAGGAACTGAAAAGGGTACCCAATTCAAAGGTGATGGAAAAGGTTTCTATTCCAAAGGAACTGAAAAAGGTTTCTATTCCAAAGGAACTGAAAAAGGTACTCAATTCAAAGGCGATGGAAAAGGTTTCTATTCCAAAGGTGATGGAAAAGGTACTCAATTCAAAGGCGATGGAAAAGGTTACTATTCCAAAGGAACTGAAAAAGGTACTCAATTCAAAGGCGATGGAAAAGGTTACTATTCCAAAGGAACTGAAAAAGGTACTCAATTCAAAGGTGATGGAAAAGGTTACTATTCCAAAGGTGACGGAAAAGGTTACCATTCCAATGGAAACACTTTTGTACCTTCCAGTTCAATCATTACACCTATAATAGAAACACCATTAATTGTAACGCCTGCCCCTGAACAACCAAAAATAAAAAAAATACCTGTTTATGATGGTTGGTATGACACTAGAGAAGAGTATGAGGCATATGTCAAAAAAATCATGGAACAAGACGATGACCAACCACAAGAACAAAAACAAACACAACAAATTGCAGAATCAACTGTGAAAACTGAGCAAAATAAAAAAAAGAAAATAAGAAATAGATCGGATAATGTAGATTACAATAACAGTTGGAATATTTTTGATTCTAATGTACAAGTTCACAACAAGGAACTCAAAAAAAATCCAGTTTTTGTTAGTAAATTAAGAACTTCAAAAGTTTTTGTTAAAACTGGCAAGCGCGGTATTGACGGTTAATTCACATTGATTGCATAATTTATAGATATAATTCATTTATTAAAAAAAATAAAAATAGACGTTTATTTATATTATAAAAATAAATGGTAGAATATTTAAAAAATTCAATATGTAAACTAAAACCATTATGGAATTATAATGAATCAAAAACTTTTGACATCATTTCAGTATGTTTTTTTAAAATGGAAAATAAATATAAAAATTTTGATGTGTATATAGATGGATTAAAATGGTGGATAAAATATTTAAATGACACTAAAACAAATTATTTTTTAAGGTTATTCATTGATAGCAACATTTATAATGATAACCAATTAATGGATTTGATTACATCGTGTGATAAAATTCAACCAGTATTATTTGAGTGTATTAATTATATTGAAAATGGTTATCATTTTGGAACTTTTGGAACATTAGTTAGGTATTTTCCATTTTTTAATTTTCCAAATAATGATGCAAATAATGTAATTATTGCAGAATTAGATATGTATTATGATACAATTGATAAATTAAATTTAGTAATGGAAAATGATATGGAAAATAAAATATGTGTTAATGGAAGAAATCAATTTTTTATGGATGGCAAAAATGAAATTATGATACCGTATATTTTAGGTGGTTTAATGTATATGGGAAATATTAAACATGATTATAATATTATTATTAATTTTATACTAAATGCTCCAAATATTAACGATTTAGGTATGTATGATAAAAGAAATAATCCATTTGATTATGGAACTGATGAATTATTTTTGAACAAATATTTTATGAATAATTTAAATGAAATAAACTTTTTTTACAATTATTCACCTATTTATTTTATAAAATATTTTTATGAACAATATTCAAAGAAAATAGATAGAACAAATTTAGTATTTAAATACATGATGGGAAAATATTATAATAATCAATCAAATGATAAAGTTATTAAAACCATATTATATTTCAAATCAAAAGATTTTAATAAATATAAATATGTATGTTTAAGATTTTATAAGATAATAAATTATTTTGTTATTTCTAATAAAAAATGGTTAGATCCAACAATTATGAAAATTATAATTAAATATTTTAATAATATAATAACTTCTATAGCAATATTGTCTTACAACATGACGAACAAACAATTATTATCAGTAAAAAATTATTATGAAAATTAATATATAATAATATATTAAAAATGTTATCTTATGATTTTTTTAGCAATTTAAAGTTATACAAATATTATGATGAACCATTAAATGAATATAATGTAGTTTCAACTGTTTTATTTAGACTCAGAGAAAATTACAAATCAATGAGCAATTATTATGAAAAAATTATGAAACTAGTTGATAATTTTCATAAGTTTTTTCCAAAATCTTTTTATTTGAGAATATACTTTGATACATCTATAATAATAAAATCTGGTAATGAATTAATTGATAAAGAAATAGATGAAGTATGGATTAAATTATTAAAAAAATTAAAAAAATATAAATTTATTCAATTATGCAGATATAAACATAAAGATTATTTGGACGGAAACTTTCATCATGGTGTTTTTGGGACAATTATTAGATTTTTACCATTATTTGACTTACCTATCAATAAAAACATTAAAACAATTATTATTTCTGATGCAGATGTAAATTTTATTTTAATGAATAATTTAAAAAATGGTTATTATTATGCATTAAAAAATAATTTAAATTTAGTATTTAAAACATCTTTTTGCAAATATACTTTTGGATATCATTCAGTAACTAAAAATTTTATAAATACATGGTTACGTATTATGGCTGGTACTGTAATAGTAAATAATTATAAATTTAATACAAAAATATTAAATGATTTTTTTGGAATGATTATAAATCATAAATATGATGAACCATTAGATAATTTTATAAATATGACCGACAATATAATGTATAAAAATAAGATGCCTAAAGAAAAAATATTTAAATATGGATTCGATGAGTTTTTTTTAATTTATCTATTAAAAGATATAATAGATCATAATGGTAAAATAGGTTATATTGCAACAAGAGATTTTGATGCACCAATATATTATTATTATTATACCAATAATAATTTTATTACAGATGACAGTGACAAAATAAAAATATACAAAGAAGTGTTAAAATTTTTATTACAAAATTATTATGATGACCACAAAAGTTTACAGGATAATTATTTATTTTATGAAAAAAATATAAATGGAATATATGACATTAAACCATTAAATGCAATACAGATAAAACTTTCTAATAATACATTTAATTTTTATGAACATATAGATAGGAACAATTTATATAAATATTTTAATATAAATAAATATAATGTAAAATGTGGTTTATTTCAAAAAAATAAAAATTTATTAGTTAATCATAATAATGAATATTTTATTTATGATAGGAATAAAGATTTATTATGATTTAAGTATTATTTTAAAAAAATAAATATAATATTATATGATATAATATTATGTTTAATCATAAATTGTTGTTATTTATTGTTATTTGTGTAATAATATACATTATGTTTTTTATTAAAACTGATAAAAAAGAACATTTTATTGACGGTATAAAATTAATAGTAACCAAAGATGACGCAATAAATTATTTATCAACAATTGTTAAAAATAATAATAACGAACCTAATTTATCACTAGATGATGCTAAATTATTATATGAAAATTTATTTGAAGATAATACTGAAATGGATAAAAAAATATATGAAATATTTAATTCTTTACCGTTTTTATCAAAAAATAATAGTCCAGTAAATGATAATATTTATTACAATAAAACATATCTTGCCATATGTGATATAATTAATAATTATGGTATTTATAATAATTTACCATGGTTTGGTAATAATGTTTTAACAATAAATAATTTAAAAATAATGACCAAAGAACGATTACAACAAATATATAAATTTAATCCAAATAACAGTATTAATTTTATAACGTTTTTTGATAAGTTGTCAAACAATTATTATTTATCATGTGATATAGTTGATATAATTAAGTTTAATAAGTTTTATACAACATTAGATCAAATAATTGTTAGACATCCTGTATTAAATGCTTATCAAACAAAAATTTACGAGATTTATGGAAATGAAATAAAAAGTATGACAAAATTAGAATTTATTAAAAGTGGAAATTATGATGCTAATAATTTAAGTAAGTTATTTCCAAATAATGGTGATGAGAGTTTTATAGATTTAATTAAACAATCAATTATAAATACATTATTTACAACATATGATAATGATATGACAATAGATAAATTATTTAATTTATCACAATTTGTACATGATAAAAATAATTTTACAAACGCATTAATTTCGTCATTAAATGAAATAACATTAAACATAACTCCAAATTACGACTATTCTGATGAAACCAATAAATCAAATTTATTGAGTGGAACAATAGGTAGAATTAATGAAACAATATTAAATATAAGATATAATAAAGATTTAAATTATTTAAGAAATAATTTATGGGAAACAGATGAAAATAATAAACCAATAATTGTTGATTCTAAAAAAGTTCCATTAGTTCAAGATTCTGTAATGGTTGACATATTAAATATTTTGTATAAATATTACATTAATATACCAGATGTATCAAAAGATTCAATTGCAACTATTATTAAAAATATTAAAAATGAAAACATAACATTTCCATCTTTAGATGATGAATTAAATTATATTATAAATAATATAAATGATTTAATGTTAGATCAAATGTTATCATCATCTAACACAATTATAAATTGTAATAATATATCACATTTTATGCAACACATTAGAGCATTAATTAAAGTAAATCATAATGATATACCATATAATATTATAAATAATAATGTAAATAAATACATTAAAATAGGAACATTATCAAAAATGTTATTTTTTGGAATTTATTAGATAAATTAAAAAATTGAATATTTTATTTAAAGTATTAATTAATATTTTATTTATTAGATATATATATGAATACTTGTACTGTTTGTAATAATGCATTAACAATTAGCAAAAGAACATCTGATACTACCATTAATGTTAATGATCCGATTGATTTTGTTAAGATGTTTATTAAACCAAGAACAAAAAAATTAGCTGAAAATGAACCTAATATGGCAATGAATTTGAATTTTGAATTAAATGCATTAAACACGTTGCTTAATAAAAATGGTTATAAAGATGACATTAAAATGGTAATAGTTGACAAATATAATTTAATTAAAAAAAACATGATACCTAATTCATTTTCATTAAAATGTAATCAGTGTAATGAATATTTTATTTTAAATCCAGGTGTAATAATGTCAATTAAAATTAAAAAATCTGTTTCAAATAATATTGACAATATTGTCGAAATTATTGAAGATAATACTTTAAATAGAACAAAAGATTTTATTTGTCCAAATGAAAAATGTAGTGTATCTGATAAATTAAAAGAAGCTGTTATATATAGACCTAATTCATCTACTCCTGATACTCAATATATTTGTGTAAATTGCAAAACTGTATTTTAGTTAATAGAAAAAATTGATAAAATTTTGATTTTAATTTATTAAAAAACTTAAATAATATATCATATATATATATTATGTCAATCACTAAATCAAAAATGCTAGATGAAGCTGTAACCGTAGATTTGTCTAAATTATTAAATTTTGTTAGTGCAGGGGGGGGACCAAAAGATAAAAAAAATGTGAGTAAAATAAAAAAAACAGTAAAAGAAATCATATCTAAAACAAAAAGTCATAAAATACAAGGAGATTCTGATAATGATAGTAATGAATCAGATGATGAAGATAAATCTTTAAGTGGTTCAGAAAGCGACGATATTGAATCAGTTGATACATCATCCTCTGTAGATGATGAATTTGCAGATAAAAGTGATGACGAAGATGAGCAAAAAGTAGATAAAAATGCAGATGAAGATGGTGAGGAAGATATTATTGATGTTAATGAAAATGAAGATGATGATGATGAAGAAGAAGATGAAAATAATAAAAGTAAATTACTTTTAGATGAAGCAGAAAAAGATGATATTTTAGAATGTTATGAGGAGGAGGAGGAAGAAGATATAAATGTTGAACCATTACAGGTAAGTAACAGTGAAAGGATTAGTCAACCAAAATTAACAAAATATGAGAAAGTTAGAATATTATCAACTAGAACTAAACAATTAGCAATGGGTGCACCACCATTTGTAAAAAATGTATATACAAAATCTCCATTAGAAATTGCAGAAATAGAATTATCATTAAATATGATACCTTTGAAAATTAAACGTCCTATGCCAAATAATACATATGAAATATGGAGTTTAAATGAATTAGAAAAATAAATTTTTTTATTGTTCATTATTATTATAAATTTAATTATAATGAATAGAAATCTAATAATTTCATCTGATAATAACTTTATAATTAGTAAAGTTATTATAAATGAATACATATTAAATCATAATTATGATATAATTAATATTCCTAAAATTAGATCTAAAGAATATTATGTTACACAAAATAACATGTATAAACCTAACAATATTGGTGGACAATATTTTGTTAAAATTAGTTTTTTAAAAAATGATGATTGTAATGTGATTACATTTAATTTATTTGATGAAAATAATGCATTAATTGATATAAATGATAATATAAATGAATACGTTGATAATTTTCACAAAGATGGTGAATGTATAATTAGGGAAACAGATTATTTTAATTTTTATTATAAAATTAAAGAAAATAAATTAGTACCATATTTTAATGTAAAACAACATGCAACTGAAGTTAAATTTAAATTAAATAAAATTATAAATATTTTGGGCAGAGTTAAAACGATAATATTTGAAATGGGTAAATATAATTTTCCCATTATGCAAATGTATGCAATAAATCCAGATCCCCCAAACGAATTATATAAAATACTATGTAAACGATATAATGTTTTATTTAGTGTATCAGGTAATTTATATCCTACATTTGTTTCTAGTGATCCCAAAACTGACATTATTAATAAATTAAATGAATATATTTATGAAAATTTTCCAATTTGTATTTTCCCAAAATATTCGCCAAATAAAAATAAAATAATTGATAGTACTACGGGAGATCGTTATTTTAACATTAATTTGAGTAGTGATAATAATGTGTTAATAAATCATTCACAGTTTTATTTTAGTATCCAAAAACTAGTTAATACTCTAAAAGAATTAAAAAAATATACTAAATTAGGATTATTTAATGAAACAGTAGATGATGACATTGATATGTTTAACAAATATTTATCTCCGTTTTCTATAAATAATAAATTACATCATATATTGTATAATGGTAAGTTAAAATTTGATACATCTACTACAAAATTAACAACTGATGATGATCGTAATAATAATAAATATTATATTGTTGAATATTATAATGAAGGAATAGTTAAATTTATTGTTGATACAGATTATTTAATAAATTTTGATGTTTTTACTTTTGAAAAATTACATAATCTAGTTGAAAATGTCAAAGATGGAACTAAACAAATTAATGTACTTTTGAACAAATTAAAAAATTCTGTTTATTTATTAAATAATATTCACGATAATCCAAAATTGAATATAAAAAATTTTATGTTACCAACTGATGAAAACATAAAGAAAATAACAAAATCAAACATTAATGAAATAAATTATTATGCATATTGTTTCTATATTTTTAAAAATATGTTAAAATATCCATTATTATCTTTTGAAAAATCAATAACAATTGATGAATCTTTGCAAAAATTATCAATACATAATAAATTAAAATTAATATCAATGTTACTAATGGCATTAGAAGGTTTAGTTGTTTTACACAAAGATAGATCATATGTATTAAATAATGTTTCAAAAGTTAATAAAATTATTAATTCATCATATTTTGAAAATAATCATGAAATAAATTTAATGGAACAAATAAATGGTTTAACAACATTACATAAATTAATTAAAATAGGATATCATGGTTCTATCATTGGCAAGCACAATATTTATAATCAAAAATTACAATTAACTAATGAACAAAATCCAGCTAAAATAAATACACCATCGATTCATCAAATATTACAAAGAAATTATATAACAAATCCAGATGATAATTATTTTAGTGTTTTAAAATTAAATAATGGTACTTCAATTAACATTAGATTGTTAAATATTGAATTAAATTTACAAGATAATTTAGAATCTATCATTATACAATTAATTGACGTCTATGATAAATTTAATATATCAGATGTTATTAAGAAAAGAATTGAAGAATATAAAATAGAATATAGTTATATTACACCTATACTAACATTAAATTAATTTACCATAAAAAAAAATTAAATAGGAATTAAATATTTTTTTATGGCGTTATATTATTTATGGAAGAATCTAATAATATTGTAAATTTTAATAGTATAATTGATGTTAAAACTAAAAAAATAATTAATAAAATGAAAGGTGGAACAAATGAAACCGTTAGTGTCACTATAATTTATCAAAAAACATTGTCAAAAGAATACGGATTATCTGAAATAGATAATCAAGATCTGTATTTAGTAACTGATAAAATGGATGGTTACAAAATGGAACGTATTGTTATACCAGATGTTTATTCTGTGACTATTCGCAATATACCTATAGACAGATTTTTTAGATTTAAATTTCTTAGGGGAACTTATTTAGAAGTATTAGAGGAAGATGCTGTATTGAAATCACTTAATACTGTACAACCTGCAATAATTAATAACGGATGTAATGCAGGTGATCCACTAAATGGATTTGAGGATTATAATAAATGGAATGCTAGATGGAGATGGATATTTCCAACATCAAAAGATGTGAATAGAATTTATTTTTTTACCTATTATGTACCTAATTTTTCAGATGCTTTTGCATGCCCAGATAGAAATAACTTTTTCATTAGTGAAAATAATGGTTTAGGTAATAAAGAAGGACTAATGAAAAGTATGTATTCAATCAAAGATAATAATAATAAAATAACCATCAAAAATATAGATGGAAATGTTGTAGATACAATTGAATTAGTTGAAAAAGAAATTACAGATAATGCAAATGTAGAAACCAGTAAAAAAAATATTTTAAAAAATAATTTGGGTACAAATATAGAACCAATAGGGGTTATAAATGATGCATATTTACATTACGTAAAAAGAGGAGTTAGAAATGAAAATTTTATAAGTTATTTTAGTAAATCTATTGAACACAACATTAATATTGTTAAGACTCAATTGGTTTTTTTGGAAAGCGAAATTAAAAAATTAAATGATGATCAATTTTTTAGAGCTGTAAATGATGAATATAATTTAATTCTTAACAATGATCAAAATAAAGTAGCATACGCAATGTGTAATCAATTAGCATATAAATTTGTTGATAATGGTGTACATGTTTATGAATATAAAATATTCTTTGGTGGACTTAGAATTGATTTTAAATGTAATATTAATTTAGAATCTAGAGAATTTATATCTATAATAGATAATATATTATCATCTTTTGAAAAACTATCAACTGTATCTGTAAATTGTTTTACATTTTTGCCAATAACATTTACAGAATATTTGGAATTTAAATTGAATTATAAATCACAATCAAAAAAATTTGCAGAGCAGTTATTATTTTTATATTGTTTAATTTATCAAAAATTGATAGAATGTGAAATTAATGGTAGTTCTATAAATATCGGTACGGCAACGGTTTCTGGTGGACAGACAATACATAAATTAAATGATACTAAAATAACATTAGATTCAATTAATGGAATAGTTGTTGATTGTATTACAGATAGTATTGTATATCAACAAAAAGGCACATACATTACAACATTAAATTTTATTCCAAATTTTTTATTACTAAATGATAAAGTAAAACAATATTTTGCAAATATTACTCAACGACATCTATTAACTATGAATTGGGTAACTAAAAATTTATTAGGTTTAGTTTATCAAAAATCTAGTAACCAAATAGATTATAATGGAAACAAATATGATGTATACAGTTATAATGCAATTGAAAATGGTGTTATGTTACATCCAAAAAAATCAATAGAAGATAACACTAATGGTGATGAAAAGTTAGTACACACCTTTTTTAATGGCTTAATGGATTTTTACAAAAATTATGATGATACTATTGCAAATAACTTAGGAACAGTTGATTTGACTGGCAATAATTTTACGCTCAAAAAAGTTGCAACTGACATAGCCAAAAATGTTTCAATGATTAACAAATTATTTGGTACAATTAGTGAACCGGATCCTGGATTGGCAGTAGTGGAAGATCAAATAACTACTGAAACAATAACAAAAATTATAAGTAAAAAACTTAAAAATGGATCTATTTATCTAACTAAAGTAGATGCCATAAATGAAACATATGCAATGTTTGGTAGAGAATTAAAACTATTTAGTCATAGTTTTTGGTTAAATTTAAATGATATTTCTATTAATATTTTTATTCAATATTTGACAGAAATTAATAGAGCTAAATTATTTTATAAATTTGCTTGTATATATGCTTTATTGGGAAGTGAAATTATAAAATCTTATGGGATGTCGTTAAATGCAGGTAAATTTGAATTAGACGGCAAAGAAATAAATACTCCAATAGTTAATAGATCGTCTATTGAATATTATAATTTAATAAACCATAATGATACATTAAATAAATTATTTAAAATAGCCAGAACTAATTTAGTTACTGGAACAATTACATTAAATTTAAAAGATGAAATTTTAAAAAATGAAACATTGGATTTAACTCAATATTTTATTCAAAATGTTAGTATTTTACCGGCTATCTCAAAAGATATATTTACTGATGGAAAATTTGGTACATTTTCGGGGCAAAAAATAAATGGAATAGGAATCATTAATGCGGTAAGTATTTTATTACAATTAGTAGATGAAGAACAAAGAGGTGTTGCAGGTGTAGGTAAAGCACCACATGAAAATTTCAAAAAACAAGTTAATAGGATGCATGATGATTTAAAACACCATATAAGTGTAATAAATATGATAAGTACATTTGATTTGAGATATTAATTAAAATAAAATAAATAATGATATTTTATTATTATTTATTTTATGGTTCAACTAATCCGGACATCCCATTACTGATTAATAAAAAATTTAAATTAATTGCCCATATTTTAACCATATAATCAGATTCCATTTTAACATCACGTAAATTTAAATATGCATTTGATAAAACCGAAAAATTACATGTTCCAGTAGGTTGTAATTCTTCAGGTTTTAAACTAAAACTATAACTATAAATATAATTAGACGGAACTCTGGTATGATATTTATAAGGTTGCATTAATCTAAAATATTGTGCACTTAAATCTTTAAAACGATCATTACCATTTAATATTAATTTTGCACTACCAAAAGTATCACCTTTGTTTCTATTTTTTTTAATACAATAATTAAACCAATCATTTGCATTAATAATTGTTTCTATTCCATCTATATCATATGTGGTATACTGATTTATATCATCACGTTGTAATACCCAAATTAATTCTTTGACAGGATGAAATATAGGACCTAAATCTATTTTAGGATGTTTGATAGCTTTAGAAAAATTAAATTCAAAATATTGAGATTGATCGATAGCATATAATTGATCATCTATTAAAAATTTTTCTCTTTCTATTTCATCCAAATATATTTGATCAACTAAAACAGAAGCATTAAAAGAGTTATTAATTTGACATTTTGCATTAGGAACATTTGATACATAACAATCATTAAAATCACGCCATTTTATTTTAATAAATATATCTTCATAATATAGAGCAACTATAGGTAAAGCAAAACCTATATTACGACAAAACCAAAAATTCATTGGTAAAAATAAAGTCATTGCATCTTTAAAATTTAATTTATATGCACCTTGTTCAACTTTACCAATCATTTCTTGATAACCTAATTTTTTTTCTTGAGTTTGACATAATTCAGTCCAAATTTCAAACCATTCGCCATATTGTTTATCAATAACTTTACCACCAATTTGTAATTCAACATATTCAATTATAACATGACCAATTGCATTAACCCATGAAAAAGTAGGTGTTTTTTTTGTACATTTACCACAATAACAATCTTCACCAATATCTTTGACACATGGTATAATAAATTTATTTAATGATGGTAAATTTATTTTAATAATTATATCACTCAATAAATCTGCATATGTATTTACTTTGTATAATGATGTATTGCCAAATGATGTTCCACCCATTAATACTTCTTCAAATGTTTCTATTGCAAAATTAGTATGACGATGATAAACCGATTTAAAAAAAGTTATTTCAGGAATATCTGTAATAAAATTATCAATTAAACCTTTTGATATCAATTGGATTAATCCTCCAGTCATTAATATTAATCTATAAAAAAGAAACTAAATTATAATCTATATTTTATAAATTAAAAGCCAATTATTAATTTCATTTAAAAATAAAAATTTGTAAGATTGATAAGAATTATTATAAATATTATTTGTCAATTTGGCATTATTTTTGTTAAATGTTATATTGTAATTTTCAGGATTTATTATAATAATCTTTATTTTATTCCCAATATCTGGTAATGAAATATAAAATGTTATATTTTTATTATTAACACATAATATATCATCTATATTATTTTGAGATTCTGATTTTTCATCACAATAATTAGATATTACATCTGAATTTAAATTTGTCAAATCAAATACCATATATTTAATATTAGTTTTGCATAATATTACATCTATAGATAATTGACTATTATCATTATCATATTTATAACTAATTTTAAATTGATCATAATGTTTGTCTAAATTATCTAATACAATATATTTACTTTTGCATGTATCATTTAGATTATTCATATTATTTTGATTACATGCATTAAGCACATTTAATTGTTTAACATTTAATTCATCTACATTTATTTTATTAAAAGTCCCATCTGTAACAAATAAATCCATCCACATATTATCTACAGAACCTAAAGATGTTGTATGTTTTAATGGAATAATATTTCCACATGTTCTAATATCATTATAAATATGTAGATTATTAAAAACTTTAATACTATTTTTAAAAATAGCATTTCCATGACATAATATAGATGAATCATTACATTCATCAAGAACAGTTAACGTGTTAATTGCTAAATCCTGTTGACAATCCATTAAATAAGAATATAAAATAATATAATTAAATTTTTAATTATATTATTTTATCTTATTTCATTTTAATGGAAACCAACTCAGTTAACAATGCCAAAAATATCAAAGATATTATTAATGATTTATATTTTAATTTAAAATCAATTAATGACCAATCATTAATCGATGAAATAAGTAAAAGTCGTGAAATATTTCCAATGTATGATATATATACCAAAAATATAATATTAGTGGAACATGATGAAATATTTGATAAATTAACAAAATATCATTATCGACCACTAAATAATTACATAATATCTTTTATTAATAATTCCGGTAATAAAAAACTGATTAAATTTATAAAAAATTTTAATATTGATATCCTAAATGATACATTCTATAAAATTATATATGATAATAATCCAAAAACTGAAGAAATTACCACATGTATAAGACCCAGTTTTTTACCAATATTTAGATATTTATTACCATATTACACAAAAACAGAACTAATATATATGGCATTAAACAATAATGTATGGAATGAAAATTATAATTTAAAAACAATATGTGATAAGATTACACAAAATGATGTCAAAAGTGATAAATTATTAGAACATCAAATATTTATTAAAGAAAATGTTGCTGATAATTACATTAAATATTATTCTTTTTTAGGATCATCACCATTTAATAATTATTTAAGATTTCCTGAAAATAATAACAAAAATTCAGTTTTGGAAAATCATATTAATAATTTTAGATCATTACTGATAAAATCACCAGAATGGGAACAATCATATTATTTTTATAGATGGATAAGTAATGATGATTTTTTGAAAAAATATAAAATAGGTGATATTTGGTTAGATTATGGATTTTTATCAACAACTAGACAACCATTTGTTGATCCTGATAAAAATTATTTTGGGTATATTTTAATTAAAATAATTGTTCCAAAAAATGTACAAGGTTGTGGTTTAGCAATTGAATATTATTCTCATTTTCCAGATGAACAAGAAATAGTTTTCCCACCAAGTAAATATAAGTTGGTAAATAATGATAAGATAAAATATTATCATCCAAATGAAAAATTAATAGACAAAGTAAAAACAAAATATGAATTTGAATGGATTGGACATATAGATAATTTTATTAGATATGATTTATTAAAAGAATTACCTATAATAAATACATTGGATGAATATATTGATGGAATAAATACTTATGAAAAACTTGATAATTTTTATAAAAAATATCCAAAAAAGTTTTATGCAAAAATAGGAAATAAAAATATTTTATTTAATGTTGCAAAAATAGAATCTGGACCTTATGATCAATTTTTTTATATGAATAAAATTGATCACAATGAAAGAAAATTTACATTGGGAAAAGATTTATTTATTACTTGGGAAGATGAAATTACTGGAAAAATTAATTTATTAATTGAAATTGGAACTGTTTTAAGTGTAAATTATTATTTTAAATTTAATCCGTGTACTGTAAAAATTATAGATGATTATAATTATGATGATATTATAAATTTTATAAATAAAATTGCATTTATATTTAATATTAGTAATATTATAATACATCCAACTTATTGTAAATATTGGGATGTTATAAATCATAATGATACAATTTCATATGATGATGCAAAATTATATAATTCAGATTGTTTTTATTACAATGAAATATTGTATAAATATATTTTTGAAACATATATGATTAATTATGATGTGTCAGAATATACAAATTTTTTAATAAATAATAAAAATTGTAAATTATCATGTGGATATGATACATTACATTATTTATTTAGTATGGATTTAAATGAATTTGTTAATATAATATATACTAAAAATGTAATGTATGATCCATATATCGATTTAATCATAAAAATAACCAAAAAAATAATAAATAATAAAGTTAATGCAATAAATAAATTAACTCTAATCAAAAAAGCCAAAAGAAAAGTAATTCCAGGTTATAAATTAATTGATCTATATGTCTTCTTATTTATTAATTATTATTATTTAGTTTCTTATTTACATGGAATAATATTAGATAAATTTAATATAAATTTAGATGAAATTTATTATATAATAAATAATGACAAAAATAATATTTTTTCAATTATAGATTTTGATAAAATTTCTGAACAAAATATATCAAAAATCAAAAAAATTTATGTGCAAAAAAGACAATATGTTATTAAACATGATTAAATATTACTCATTTTAAGTAAATAATTTTGAATTTAATATTTGTGTCTGTTGAATTATTTTATTTGCATTATCTTGTGCTAATTGTGCATCATTTTTTGCTTTTTCAATTGCTGCTAAATCCTCAGCTGTTGGTGTATTTGATACAACTCCATCTTTAATGCTAGTAAAACTACTTTTGTTTTGATCATTTACTGCTGACCCTTGATAAATTAAAGTATTACTTGCATTATTAGTTGTATTTACATTTGATAATTTTGATGAAACGTTTGATGTAACAGATGATGTTGCAATTACAGATGGAATACTTGACGTTGTAGTATTTCCATTATTCGTATTAGTTGTAGTATTAGATGTTCCATCATTTGTGGTAGTCGTTACAGTTGTTGATGTTACTGTTGTTGATTTTTTACCATTTAAAACAACTACTAAAATAATAATAATTACAACTATTATTGCAATAACATACCAATATTTTTTAATAAATGATAAAAACCCATCTGAAGAACTTTCTGATGATGTATTTATTTTAGATAAATCTATTACACCATTATTTGCATTTGCCCCAATATTACCACTAGAATCAGAGTTTGCGCCTCCATTAAACCCTAGCATTGCTGACATAAATAAATCCATATTACAATAAATATCAATTAGAAATTATTTTTTTATTTTATATTTATTTTCATCTTTATTATTAGATGTTTTATTTTTTGCAAATACAACAACTAACAATACTATAGTGACAATTATTATTACCAAATATATATACCGATTATCAAAAAATAAAATAAACATCGAATCGTTTTTTTCGGCTGCACCTCCTAACACATCTAATAATAATACCATTTATAAATTTATAATATAAATTAATTAGAAAATATTTATATTGTTAATAATTATGGACCCTAATAATGCTGATAATATGAATACTAAATATATAATAAACTATAAACCAATTGATACAAATGTTGTAGCTACAGAAGTAAATAGACAATACATAAAATTATTTATTTTTTTTTGTTTAATTTTTATTGCATTTATATTTGCATTAAAAGAATATTTAGATGGAATTAGATTTATTCAAGACTTATCTATTATAGAAACTTTAAGATCAAATTTAGATCAATAAATAAGTATATTAAAAACGTTAGTAAGACAATCATTACATAGATGTACAAAGTATAATCATATGTATTAACATTATATTTTTCATAATGTTTCATTATCATCATATAGGTATCATTAAATAGATAATTATTAATTGTCATATTTTTATTTAATTTTTTAATTTGATAACATCCTAAATCTGAATCATTATATCCAAGTTTACGATAATACTCTCGAACACCTACCCCAGATATTACCGCAATTCTTTTATATCCGTAAAAATATGCTATTTCTTCTGCTACTTTAATTAATCTTTTGCCATATCCTAAATGTTGACTTGAATTATTGGATGATTTTACGTAATGTTCTTGTACTTTACCATAACTATGTACTTCTCTAATTAATGCGGTGTTGACTAATTCCGGAAATATCGTTTCACCGGTAATATAATTTAAACCACTATCTTTTGACAACCTCAAACGCAAAAAACTATGAATTACTGACGTTTTATAGTTACTACCATTTGATTCAAATGAAATAAAAAATTCTAATCCTCCACTAGACTCAAAAGGTAATATTTTTAATGATACATCATCTAATATCTTTTTTTTATTTGAACTATTTTGACATTCGCGACATCGAATACAAGTACATTTGTCCATAAGTTGTTCTAAATCTAATTCTATTTGTGATCTCATACTTCCATTTTTAGTTCCACCGATAATTAATGTTGAAGGAATATCACGAATTATTCTATTAATTCTTATAGATGGATGAACATTTTTACAAAAATCTGCTATATTTTTATACAACGGATTTTTCATTCTAAAATTTATTTTTTCATTTTCATTCATAAACTTATAATTAATAGGTTTATCAATATCAGAACCATACGGTTTGTACTTACCACTTTTGTACCATTCTTCTATTTTTGTATAAGGTGTCGTAACACAAGGATATATCTTGATTTGATCTAATTTTAAATTTGGATCATTATTTATGGCTTCAAACATTTTTTTGTCTTCTAGTTCCATATCTAACTCATTATTTGGATTCGGTAAATCGGGCATAAAATGTCCATCCACTTTGAATCCATTATCTTTGAGTAATTTAATAGCTCTAAATGTATCTTGTGTATAACAATTTCTTTTCACATATTTTAATATTTTGTCATTTATATGTTGAATTCCTAATTGTAATCGGGTTGCACCAATATTTCTTAATTCTATTAGGGTCTGTGATGTAACTTGATCCGGTCTAGTTTCAGGAGTTAATCCAATTATTCTTACCAAAGATAATTCATTATTTTTAATTTCAAAAACCAAATGATTAGGAATGTTTTGTGCTCGATATTGTGTTAACATCTGATCTATATTTATAAATTTATTGGAATCAATTAAATTATTTTCAAATGATAGAATGTTATAAAAATTATTAGCAACATAATATATGTCCCTAATAAATTGTTGTCTATATTCTATCGGATATGAATCCCATGTACCACCCTGAATAATTATTTCACATTTGTCTATTGATTGACCAACATTTATATATTGTTTCGCTCTATTTAAAAATTGTTTAATTGGATCATAATTATTTTGTAATGCACGAGCAACTCCAGGTTCCGATTTCAAATAACTTCTAGGTTGTCCAGGTTCATTAGGACAATAAGCACAATCAAACTTACAACTAAATTTTTTATCTTCAAATACGTATTTTTCTTCAAAGTCTATATCAATACTTCCATCATCTCTAACCATTATATTTTCTGTTTTTATTTTAGGATATGGACTAGTAAATATAGAAAATACCATAACACCACTATTTTCACGCATCGTATTACATTTCAAAATAGATTTTAATACATTATCATTTTTGTACTTTCCAATTTTAATACCTTGATCATAATAATAATTAAAATATCCGTATTTAGGATATATTTTAGGTCTTATTTCTTTTGTGAATCGTGTGATATATTCTTTGAGATCATCAGAATTTTTAATAGTTCCTATATGATATTGTTCTATAATCATATCCATCATAATTTCATGTTTTTGATCATATACTAATCCAAATGATTTATTTGCAATATTGGTATTTCTTTTGATACCAGTTACAAAATCTTCTATGTCTACTATTTCCATTATTGATTTATTTAATGCAACTTATTGGTTAAAAATATTATTTACAACAATTTATTTCAATTTTTACAATATTTAAACAATAATAAATTATTATTACATATCATTATATGTATTCTCAATATTTAAACAAATATACATTGGACATTAAACGTCATTATTTAGAATTTGTATATTCAATTATGTTAAATGGAAAATTATTAGATCATCTTGATAAAATTACTAGTTTTGGCATATATAATATATTATTTATTAGTTACAGATTTGGAATTAAATTACTTTTGAGTATTGCAAATTGGTTTACAGATGAAATTAATAAAACAAATGAAAAAATATGTAAATTTAATAGTGTGGATGAATATTTTACGGAACTTTTTGATAATTGTGATTATGGAAATTATAGACAATATTACGACATATGTAAATTATCACTTAACCATGATAAATTTGTAGAATTTTGTGATATGTGTAAAAATGATGATCTTAAAAATGTATTTGAATTATACAAAAACGTTATATTAAAAAATGGTGAAGATAACGAAAAAAACATTGATGAATTTAATAAATTCAGTGCAATGTGTTTAACGGATATTACAAGAATGTCTGTAAGTAAAATATTTAATTCATTATTTGATGCAAATGGTAAATTAAATCAGATGACAATGGATAAAGTAAATTCAACATTTGTAAATAATTCAAATAAATATTTTGAAAATCTTGAAAAATTAAGTGAAGAAAATTTCAATGATAATTTTGATGATGTTATTGATGATTCAAGTATGAAAAATTTTGTAACTTTATTTTCAACATATTATAAACCTAATTTCAAAACAAATAAAAAAGATCCAAATCCAGATCCAGATATTGATGTTGAAATGGGTTTAAGAAATAATCTATTTGAACAACATATAAATGTGAATATACATAACACATCTAAGAGATCTAGTGAAGATATTGAATTAGATGTATAAATTAAAAAATATAAATGAAAAAATATAATAATTTATTTAATTATTATATTTTTACTCTTTACTCTTTAGAATGACCATTTATTTCCACATACAGCACACGTTACAAATGTTGTCATAGGTTCATCTGCAGATCTTGTTTGTAATTGATGAAGATGACATTTACGTTGTTTACATTTTCTACATTCATATGAATCAGTTGTAGCCATATTATTTTTTTTAAATTCAATATGTTCTAATCTAGTTACTGTTTTATCCCATTGTTTTTTGTATAATGTTTGTGGTTTAATATAAGGTAAATCTTCTATAGTTATTTCATTTTTTAATAAAGCATTAATTAAAAAAGTATTTTCCGAATTTAAACATCTTAATATTTCATTTAATTTTGTTTTATATGTAGGTTCAAAATACCCTGCATTTATATTATTTAATTTTATATAAATTGTACAATAATCATAAATTGCCTTTTCCAAAATATCAGCATCTTTATTTAAACCAAAACAATTAAATTTAACTTTGATATCATCAATACTTGAATTACGATATATTTCCGTCATAAGATAATTATGGATATATATTAAATTAACATTTAAATAAAATAAAATTTCAACTATTTTTAGTTAAATTTGCATAGGTTTTATAGGTTGTTCATAACAAGCTTCAATTAACCATTTTTTAAAAGTATTGATATAACCCATATCGTTAATACAAGTTTTTTTAAATATTTGACTCTGAATAGAATTATTATGTTCTACAAAATTAAAATTTCCTTGAAATAATTTTTCATAAATACTCATTATATTGTGTTCATTAACTTCATGTTTTGACCATTCATTAGTTGGTTTATAATACACCGTATTTTTATTATTTAATACACTTGACGGTTTAAACAAATTATTGTCAATTTTCAAACTACCTAATACCGATTCCACTGAATTAGTATTTTTAATATTAACGTGATATAATTTCTTCCATTTAGTTACACCGTTTGAATATTGGATCATTCTAATTTTTTCTTTGTCATTTAAATATGTTCCAAAACCACGCATTCTATATTTATTAATTACTTCAATGGGATCTTTGGAACCCGCAAAATATTTATAATCAATATTTGTTAATGTATTACATGCAATAACACATGATGGTAATAGATATGTTTTACTTCCATTATAATAACCACGAACACATGGTAAATGAAATCTTGCAACAGTTGAGAAAAAAGATTCATATTTAATTCTAAATAACTCAAAATTATGTTTTAAATATTTTGAAACCAGTTTAAATTTTAAATTTTCATTTGCAATAAATACACATTCATCTGCACTAATATCATTGTACAATTCACTTTGATTAATATCTGAAATATCTTGATCAATTTGATCCTCATAATCCATATCAATTTCTGGAATATTGCCATCTTGTTCAATAGATTCCAATAATACAGTATTAGAATTAATATTATCAACAAATGATGATTTAATTGTATGTTTTACTTTGGGTTCTAATTTTTTATCATTATTGATTATCACTATTAATATATCTTCAGGTTTACACAATTCAAAATATGAATCATATTTAGGATCACTAAATTCAGATGAATTAAAATAATTCATATTGTCTAATATTTTGTGTTTAACATAAAATGGATGAAACAATTGTTTAATTTCAACATCATGTAATTTAGTAATAATATCCAAATATGACATTTTAGTAGTTGGCAAAATATATTTGGTTATAAATTCTTTATTTACCATTAGAGCAACAGATTTTACCGGAATTAGTCTTGTTACATATTTTTCATCATTATTAATATCATTAAATTTACGAATATTTTTATCAATTTGATCTGCAAATTGATGTACTTTATTTATATAGTCAAACTTAGAACAATTACACATAATATCGATATCGGCATCCGCATAATATTCATTAAAAAATCCATTTAAATCAATATTCATATCATTTGATGCAAAATGTAACATCAATGGATTAAATTTAGGTGTAACTGCAGAGATGATACTACCACTAACTGCTAGGTTATTCCAATCAACATTTTCAAAATAATTTGTATTTTCAGTTCCTGTTACGAATAGGTTTAATCTTCTATCAAATTCATTTTGACTAACTACTCCTGGTATAAAATTTTTTTCAACATTACAATACATTTGAACACCTAAATTATTATTTTTAGCATTTAATATTTCTTTTGCTATTAACATCGGTAAATATGGACTTAATTCTGGATTACTTCCAACACTTGGAAAATATGGTAATATAGATGCAGTATCTAAATCAAACACAAATCTATCTGATTCTACTGTTTTAGATCGTTTAATTGATTCTTCAATATACATAGTTAAAATTGCATATGACCATAAATAAGCAAATAATGGTGTATATTTTTGCATTAAACTTCTTTTTTCATTATCTGGTTTTGTTTCATTGAATAAATTATTATCTAATAATTTATTCAATGCATAATCATTATTAATTACTAAATGACAGTAATCTTTAGTAATTAAAATATTGGTTAACATCGTGTATAATTCTTTTTTATTTAAACATGAATCCAATATATTGTTAAATTCATGTTTTGTTAAATTTTCATTCGGATCTGTCTTATTTATTCTGTATATCTGATATCCATCCTTTTTAATATTAGTTGATGCATCAACATAAGTATTTTGACGAAAAATAAAACTTAAATAATCAGATTCCTCCTCTAATTTAGTTGACATCGATTCAATAACTTTACGAACTTCTGGATTTTCCAAACGTTGAGTCAATGACAAATTAAATCCTCTAGACATAAACTTTGAGGTGATATTTAATTTACAATTAAAATAATATGACCAATAATTAGATTCATCCATATTACTAATCATTTGATATCTCAACAATTTATTTTTCTCACCATAAATATCTTTTTGAATATAATTATTAACAAGAAACATTTGAATAATTGATGAAAGATTAGATATTCCATTATATTGTTTCAAAAAACTGTTTACACCTTGCTCTGAAATATGCATTAAATTAATACACAATATATCATTCATTGAATCATCTAATCTCATTGTCTTACCATTTATTCCATTGTAATTAATTGGTAAATCTTCATATTTTACAATTGTTAAAAATTTTTTTAATATTCCATCTTTAAGTGATGCAAATGGAATTTCTTTGATACATAAATTATTTTTAATATATGTATAATTATCTTTTGAAATAAACATGTCATAAAATGCTGGATCTATTTCTATTTCCGACGACAAATTTAAAATGAATAATTTTTTAAACATTTTAGTCAAATCAAAAACTGAACAGTCAATAATATTATGAATAATATTATTTTCAAACATATATTTAATTCTTGATTGTGATGTCCAAGGGTTTTTAATAGTTTCTAAATCATTATATAACGTTGTTTGTACATTAATGATAAAATCATTATTTTCAGTATGACTGATATTATATTCCATTTTATTAATATTTTGTATTAATTGTTAATAATAATTAATAATAAATATCAATATCAATTTTTTTATATAAATTAATGGTTATTATACTATAGTAATTTTTTATTCATCTGAAAAACAGTACTTATCATTTTTCTTATCAATATAATATGTCTTTTCTAATATATTTAATGTATTAATAACATCCTCTTTTGAAATTTTAAACAGTTTTAAAGTATTTAATACCATGTTAAATACTTCATCAACTGAATAATAATTAGATTTATTAGACTTAAAACATTTTAATGTATAACATTTTAATGTATTTATTCTATCATATTCTATCGTTTCAGTTACTTTTGTTTTAGTAGATTGTTCGGGCTCAACTATTTTTGTAAAATATTTTGCGACATTAGCCGGTTCAACACAATATTTACTTGGAAGTTTTAAATCATAATTAACCATATATGTTTTATCATCACCGTTTACTAATAATTTCGAATTAACTAAAGAATCACATACTTGTTTAATGTGGAAATTTTTAAGTTCTGTAACTGTAATGTTTTCCATAATTTTACTTTTGATATCTTCTAATGATAATTTATATGTTCCATTTACAAATAACATTAATACATTTGCCTGAAACAATGTAACCTTAAGTTTATAATTATTTTCATTCAATTTATAATTGATAATTAATGTTGATAAATCATTAAAAATCGTTAAATTTCTATGAGGACATTTCTGTTTATAAAATTCACTAAATGTTCCAACAATATGTTTTAATTCACCTGTGAATTTAATATCAAAATTATTTGAAATGTTTTTAGACCAATCCGTCCAACCATTATTTGAAGTTAGTAAATAATGTATTTTATCTTTGTTGTTATAATATGATGGTTTTTCAACGGAATTATTATTTGAATCCACAAAATTAATTTTTACATTATTAAGTTCAATATTTGCTTTAATTGTAGTTTCCAAATCACTGATAATGGAATTTATTTTATTGATGGTCGGTTGAACAAATGTTTTTAATAGTTTATCTGCATCAATAAAATTTGTAATATAATCAAATAATATTTTATCTAATATGATCATCTGTTTGAACTCATTTATTTTCCCATCATTTAAAACATTCAAATGTCTTGATTGTAATGATGATAAATAATAATTTAAACTTTTATCTATATTTTTTGATCTAAATGTTGATATCAATGACATAATATTTTTCTTTGGGAATTTATCAGTTGCCTCCCCCATTTCAAACATTTTATTCAAACAATATTCTTCAATGAATTTTTTAAATCCAATATGATAATATGCTATTATATCAGATTCAAACAGATTATCTATAAATTCGATTATTTTTTTATGTAAACAATCATATTTTTTCCATCCTGTTAAAATAATTTCACACATCAATGTAACATCTACTAAAATATTATATAATTCTATGTTATTAAAATGATTCTCAAATGGTTGATATTTTTTAACAGTTGAATTTAATACGGATATTAAATTAGTTGCAATTTTATCAGCAATTACATCAGTACCAATATATGGTTCAATATTTTGTAAATGTCCTATAATAATTGGTGCATTTATAAAATTAATTGATTCAATTAATTTATTTCCCCATATTGGATAACAAAACTTTAAAATATTATTCTCTCTGTCATCAATAAAATTCAATTTGAAATAATTATCAATATCATTTATTTTTGAAAACACATATTCTATATCATTAGACAATTCAAATTGTTGTTGTAATTTGGTATTAATTATATTACTTAAATTATCATAAAAACTAATTAACAAATTATTCATATTTGTATTCTCATAATTAAATGTAACTGATCTATTCTTGAAAAAAGATCCTAACACATTAAAAAACTCCAAATGTTTTTCTAGATTATAAAAAATAATATTACATAATGCATTTGAATATTCATTTTTTATTTTATCATTTAACTTTTTACATATGTAATGATATATTGTTTGACTTATCATAATACCATCTAAATTATATTTTTTATTGTCGAAAAATGACATATACATCTCTATTTTTTTTATTAATGTATTTAATTTATTTATTTGTTGTACAATTGTACCGTTAATACTCAATATATTATCAATATTCCTTTTTGTTTCCAAGAAAAAACTATTCAAATCTATTTTATCCAATAAATATTGATTAAATAAATTATTATAATTTGTGTTAACACTATTTGAATTATTATCATCACATATTACACTTACCATATAATCACTTTTTTTTATTACACAATTAGTAAATATAGTATTATATTTACTATTTAATGATGAAAAATTGACATTGTTTATGATGTTCATTTTTAAATATTATTAAATTATTTATATTAAATGATTTAATAATATCGATTTCAATTTTTTTATTTACATAATATAAACCTTTTTATTGACGCAAATACTACTATTAATAATAAACCTCTAAAAAATATACCTAAATATGTATTTTTTCCATCTTCATTTACACCAAATTTTGGAAGATATTTTTGTAATAATTCCATAAATATTGGCATACTTAACAATACATATAATACAAATAATATACATGGACTTTTTAATTCATTTATAACATTATCCATTGTTGACTTCTGACCACTTGTGTCTATTCCATCATCTGTACTGTTTGTTTGCATTGGCTGTTTTGATTGCATTTGTTGTTGCATTGCTTGTTGTTGCATTTGATATTGTTGCATCGCCTGTTGTAATTGCTGTTGTTGCTGTTGTTGTTGCATTGCTTGCTGTTGTTGCTGTTGTTGCATTGCTTGCTGTTGTTGCTGTTGTTGCATTGCTTGTTGTTGTTGCTGTTGTTGCATTGCTTGTTGTTGCAAAATATTATCAATAGCATTATTATCTTGTTGCATACCATTAAAATTATGTAACCCATTATTTTGTAAAATATTAGGATGCATTTGATGTTGCATCATTTGATCATTAATATAATCTTGTTTTATAGGTTGCATGTTATTTTGTAATTGCATTTGTTTTTGCAATTGTAACATATCATTTTCATTAATTGTAATTTGGTTATGATTTAATTCTTGTGATAAAATATTATTAATATTACTGCTTAATCCTTGTTTATTAGTTTCCATTCTAAATATATTTTAAAATTATAAATTTTAAAATTTTTTTAAACTTAGTATTTATAATGACACGATACTATTTTTGTCAACACTAACAAAAATTGATTCCATAACTACCTGATATTTATTATAATCATCAAAACCATTAATTGCTGTATTTATAATATGTTCATGAATTGTTCCAATATCTATATTGTATTTTAATTCTTCATTAACATATTCACCAATTTTTAATTTACATATTTTTATGTTTTCAAAATATTTACTTAATTCATCTGTATTATTTATATTTTTTTTAATAAAATTATTTACATCTAACAATGGTTGTTTTAATTTATAAAATAATAAATGTTTATCAATGCTAGTATGTTGATATTGTTTAGTATCAATGGATTTATTGTTATTAAACATCGATTTTATTTTCCATTCATTATTTTCAAAATCCCAATAATCTACTTGTTTTGTATTCATCCATATGTTAATTAAATCATCATGTGTTATATCAACATGTTTAACCGGTTTTCCTAAATTATCCTTTAAAATTTTAGTAATAAATACTGGACCAAATACTGTTTCAAAATTTGGACCAAATATAGTAGCCATATGATTAAATTGATTTGTATTTTTATTACTTGCATCATACATAAACATTATTAATTCATCGTTTGTGTCTAAACATGTTTTGACTTCATAACTTTTTCCCTCTACACCATTTGGATTTATGAATTTTTCAAAATCAACTAACAATGAATTAAATTTCATATTTTTTGCCATTAAATAATCTCTTGACAATAAATATTTTAATAATGTGTTTTTACATTTATTCATTTGATCATCTACAATTGGTCCGTTTTTAATATCATGTTTTACAATTTTATAAAAATTTTCTTCAAAATTTTCGGAACTTCCATCTACACTACAATTGTTTGGTTTTATAACAATCATTTTAAATTCATAATCAGGTGATTTATAAATTTCCATATATTTATTTATAAATGTAAATATATGGAAATCATTTAAATAATTTTTATTTATAATTTTTTATTTATGATTTATCATTTTTATTTTCATTTTAATTAATTTATCTAATGGATCATCAATTTTCATACATGTAAATGTAGTTATTGGTCTTGTAGAAACATATTTATATAATGTTGCAGATTTTGTTATTTCTGGCATAAAAGAGTCAATATCTGTAGTATAATAAATATATATGGGTTCATTTAATTTTTCAAATGCATTTTTTTTTAATTCTTCTATAAAAGGTTTTTTATTTTTGTATCCTTTGTTTATATCTTTGGTAACACTTACTAAAGCCAACCAATCTGTTGTGTAGGCTACAATGCCTTTCTTTTTTTTAATTTCTGTTTTACTTAATTGTCTTGAGTCTACAAAATACAGTCCATCTGTTTGAACAATATTATGTAGACTTAATTGTATTATTTTACATATGTCATTATAAGATTTTAATTGATATCCCATCTTTTCATACGTATTTTGTAAATCTTCTCTTTTTCTTACTAAAAAATTTACATCTAAATAATTTAAATCAAAATTTCCTTGAATAATTTCATTACGACTATTATCTATATTGTCTGCAATAATACTTCTTGCATTTTCAAATAAATTTAATTTAATAAATAACTTATTTGATGTTACTATTTTAATGCCTATTTTATGATTTTTAAAATAAGTTGATAATCCAATACATATTATATTTTTATTTTTATTTATTTCTTTAATTAAATAATTGTCAATTTTAGATTTCCAAAATTCATTTATTTTTAATTCTATTTCTTTTATAGTCTTATTTAATGTTTTTATTTGACCCCTATTTTTTATTTTTTTCTCATTAATTTCATCTAATTTATTATACAGTGTAATTATATTTTGTTCAGAAACAATATTCATAGTTATTTCGTCTAGATCAACGATTGTAATATTGTTATTATTTTGAAATTCTTTAAAATTTTCTAAAAATGATTGTTTATAACAGTTTGGAAATCCAACTATATGGGCAATTATTTTACCACTCATAATATAATATTGATTATATAATATTAATTATATAATGAGTAATTTTAAAATTTTTATATTAATTATTTTTTTATATATATGGTGATGTTAAATCTGAATTTGGAATTGTTTTAATATTAATTAATTGTTCGCCATCTACAGTTAAAGTTTCAGGAATGTTATAAAAATCGGTAATTAATTGTCTACCTCTATCATCTAGTAATGGAATTTTTAAAGTGTCGTTTATTTCAGTAGGTGTTATATAAAATTCTCCTTGATTAGATCTATTATATTTTGTTCTTCCCATAATATGATATTTTTTTCCATTTAAATCACCGTATGCAATTGGTCTATATTTATCTTCATTATATGGAAATCTTGTAGGAATACCTCTAAAAATTTGATTATTTAATAATAAATCAATATTTGGACGATTATCTCTATTAATAGGTGGATATAATTTATCATATAATACACGATGATCACGAATGTCAACAGGATCGACTAATGGTTGTTTAATAATGGTATTATCAACTATAACTGTTGAGTTATTTTCTGATAATTTTTGTTCAAGCTTTAATTGTTTGTCAATTAAAGCTTTTAACTGTTCAGATTTTTGCAATAATTCATTTTGTAAATCATTATATTTTTTATCAAACTCTGACTTTAGTGATTCATCATTATGATTTAATAAATATTTATTATTTGTGCTGTTTATTTTATAGACAATGTATAATAATAATGCAAATATTATTAAATTTTCTAATTCCATATATAATATATAAATATTTTTTATAAAAAACATTTTAATCATTTTTATTTTTTATTTCTATGTTTCTTAAAAAATAATACACAGATCCTATTGTTTCTGTTTTTTTTGTTTTAACGTTATAAGATGTAACCATTATTTGTTTATAATAATCGGATTTAGTTACATAAAGTGACAATGCAATATATTTTTCAATTTCTAATGTCGGATAACCTATATAAATTTTTGAATTTAATAATTCAGCTTTTAATATAGAACTTAATACAATATCATTAGTATTTATGTCTAAATCCATTGCATAATTTAATAATTTTCTAGATAAGTAATTTTCAGATTTTACCGGAAAAGGTACAGCCCAACCCCAATACCATGTTGATATTTCATTATTAAAATATCCTATTATACTGTAATTTCCTGTTGCAACAACATTGCCTTCATCTGATAATATTTCAAAATTTAATTGTTCCATATCATTACCATGTTCACTTCTTCTAATAGCTTTAATATTATTATCATCAATATATTTACCATATAATTCTTTTTTATTGTCAAAATATTCGTAAGCCAATGATATAATCATTTATTTTATTTTATAAAAATAAAATAAAAATATAATTTATTATTATGAATCAAAATATTGATAATAGCGATAATTTTGCAGATGGCGGGTTTCCTCATATAAGAGTATGTATATTGGAAGAAGAAAAATTAGAAAAAACAAAAAAAGAATTTAGTTCTAAAAATATTATGAGTATTCAAAATATTTTAGACAAAAGAAGAAATTTATTAGTTTCTAGAATATCAAAAGACACAAATAAATTTAATGCAAAAAGATCAACCAGTGTAAATAAAGAAAATATAAATAAAATAAATCCAGATGATATTTTAACATTTAACTATACAGTTGATGACGTATTACAAAACATATCAAATTTAGACATATCCAGTATTGTTGCAAAAAGATCTAAAATAGCATCCAAGGAAAAGAAATCAAAGAAATCAAAAGGATCAAAGAAATCAAAAGGATCAAAGAAATCAAAAGGATCAAAGAAATCAAAGAAATCAAAAGGATCAAAGAAATAATAATATTATTATATTTATAAAGATTATTATATAAATATAATGATAAAATTAATCAAAAACAACAATTAGTTTATTTTTGTCAGTGTGTGCACCGTTCATTTTAATTACTTTAAGTCCAGGTGTTTTATTTGTATTTACTGTTTTCAGTTGTCCGATTTCTTTAGTAGCATTAGTTTTATTACATTTTTCAATATGTTTAATGTTACAACATAATCCCTTGTTTGGACATGTAAATTTTAAATAATTTTTGTCTTCTAACATTCCATTATAATTAATATACAATAATCGATGTAATGCTATTTTACGATGTTTAAAATAAAAATTAATATATTTGCATTTATCATTATTATTTGTTATATATCCATTCCATATACAACAATTTTCATCATCAAATGGACTTGTTTCAATATTATCTACTATTCTTTTTACATCATCAAAATCTAATCGCAATTTAAATGGAAGATTTTTTTTTTGATATTGCATCATTTGTATTAATATTTGATTTTTTAATGAGGATTGTTCTACATTATCTATATTTATTGACATATCACTATTATATATTTATATAATTTTTTTTTCCTAATTTTTTCAATAATCTATATTATTTTTTATTTTTTAACGAAATATATAGAATATACCGTACCAATTGAAGAATTTAAAGATGGGTTTAGCAATGATAATTTAATATTAATGTAATTAATTTGGTCTTTAACGTATTTATTTAAAATATTTTCATTACCTATAGTTAATTGACTAACTTTAATATATGGAATACCGTTATCAATCACAACAAATGGTTGATCATAAATATCATATAATATAATTGGAATATGATGTAATTGATTAAGAATATATAAATCGACTATTGAAATATATTTTGGAATTATTGATTTAATAAAATGTTCTAAATATTCACTAACACTTTGTTCTGTAAAGGTAATAATTCCATGTAAATCATTTATCATTTTTTTTGTTCTCTTTTTATTCAGTAAATAATCTATAATAAAACTTTTAAATAAATTTGATAAATCTGTTTGTAATGGACTATAATAACCCAAATTATGATAAGCAATGTCAGAATATATATTTTTTAACCAATAAAAACTATTTGTATATGCTCTAAAAATACTATTTAAATTATTTACTAATTGAAAATAAATATTACCAGTTTTTTCTAATGGATTTTCCATAACATCTTGAACAATTGTTTTTCCCATACGATTTGGTCTATTTTTACCAATTTGTGGAATATTATTTTTACCAAATATTTCACTTAATATTCTTTGAATGTTAAAGTTTATATTTTTAATAATTTTTTGGTCAAATCGTTCTTTAAATCTATCCGGATTTACAATATCTGATACAAAATAATTATCTTTTTGTAAAATTTCATTTGATTTTAATTCATTTGTTACCAATTCTTCAGCCATTTTGTTGATAAATGTTATTATGTTCTGTTTTGTTAAACTTATTTTACATGTTCCTGATCCCCATGAACAATGAATATCTTTGTCACATGATTCTTTCTCAAAATTAACTTTACATAAATCTCTATTGTTATTTATTTTATATGATGATATTTTATCTTCTGTTAAAAATTTAGAATCTCTAACAACCACTAAATTTGATATTTGTTTTTCATCGGCTTTAATCATAGCTTTTATATTTTCTAATTTTTTATCATTATCCCCACCTATCATTTCTTCATCACTACTATTGTTGTCTAATGTAGAGTATAATTTGTATAAATCTTTATTTACAAATTTATAAATAATTTTTTTAATCGCAATTTTTTTATCAGATTTATTTATTTTATTATTGTCCAAAATATTTTCTATTTTTTGATGAATATCTGTATTGTGATACAAATAATTACTAACTTCTAATCTAAATAATTCATAACTTTCATTTTCATATGTATTATTGTTCACATTTAATATTCTTTTGTCAACTTTTATATTATCTTTTCCTTTGATTATTTCATCATCAATTTCATCATATAATGATCTACTTTCCATAATAAAATGTTTAATGCCATTTTTTTGTGTAATTTTTTGTAAAGAATTAAAATCGATAGTTTGAGGTTGAATTGGTAAATTAATAGTTTGATCTGTTATTATTGCAACAATATTATATTTATTCTCTACTTGTTTATCATAAATAAACCCTTGCACTTTACATTGAATTACAATATCGTTATTATTATGATCAAACATATTCCATAATGTACTTAACTTTTCTATTGACTTTTCTAATGTGTTTAACCATATGTTCTGATTTGTATAAATAGGTATATTCCAAATTGTGCCTGACGGTTTAACAGGTAACATAAATTGATCCGTATTACCTTCTTTTATAATTAAATATTTACATTTATTTCTTTGATCAATTATTTGTCCAATTATATTATATTTATTAGACTTTTTATTTAATGAATCTAATTTTATTTTTGTTATTTTTGCATTGTCAGATTTCATAAAATTAATAGATGTTTGAAAACAGTTCATATTAAAATAATTACTAATATGATTAACAATATTATCATTTTTGTTTTCATAATTAAAAGCTTTAATTAATTGAACATTTTTAGACATTTCATCTTTTAGAGTCATAAATATTGGATAAAAATTATTATCTTCCTTTAATAAAAATATGTTTTTCTTGTTTTTATCATTTATTAAATGCACATTTTCTATGTTTTTACATAATAATACATAATCTTCTTTGGTATTAACATCCTCACTATTTATTCCAGAGGTAATAATTACTTTTTTGTCAAAAATAAATATGTTTGCCCCAGATTCAAATAATAAACCAGGTGTACATAACATGTCATCAACCGTCATATGATCAATTTCCATATTCATATTTATAAAATGCAAATAATTCTCAATTGTTTCAAATTGTGTTCGAATGTCTCCATTATTTAAACTTGTAAATATCTGTAAATTTCTATCTATATCATTTGTTGTTAACATTTGTTTTATTTTTGTTTTAATATCATCTACTGATAAATCTATTGCACTAGCTATTGCATGAAGATATGGTAAATCATCTTGTCTACTTCCAAATTTGAAAAAATATCCGGATTTACTTGAAACTAAATAATGATTCTTAATGTTTTTAGTTTTATTTAATAAAATATTAAAATATATGTCCAAATATCTGGGTAAATATCCAAATCTACCTTCTTGAATTTTATTAGTATCCTGTAAAATATATAATTTTTCTCCTAGGATTTTCTTCGTCGTTTTACCTGTTTCCTGAAATTTTCCTACACATTTCATATAATAATCTTTTTTCTCTTTGTTCCTCGATGTATAATGATCCTTTTTAAAACAACATGGCATACATAAACCGGATGGATTAGATGATCTTAATAAAAATCCAACATACATATGATCTTTGTTTTCTTCCGGACTACAAGTATAATAAATATGAGTCCCATCATTATTTGTTAATTTAGCCGCCCGTAAAATAATTTCCTTTTTCTTTCCTCTTTTATTTAGAACAACAGTTCTTTCATAATCTCCAGAATTTGCATTATAAACATATCCCATTTTAGTGAGCTCATTAATTGTTTTATCAGTGTAAGGAACAGGACGTCTTTTTTTATCATTTCCAGAATTTTGACAATTTCTTGTCCATTGATTTTGTCCCTTTTTAGGTTTATATGCTAAACGTTCTTTATCTAATTTAGTGATTTGTTTAACCGTTTTAATATCTTCATCAACATCAACAATGTCTTCAACTTTATTTCTTCGTTTAGCTATATTATTAAGTTGTTTAAGTTTTTCTTTGAGTTTACTCATAGATGGATTTTTTTTTAAATAAGTTTCTACATATAAATATGTTAAAATGTTCATAAAATTTATAATTTTATCTAATTGATATTTATTTCTAGCACCAGATATTCTCATTTTATATTTACTTCTTTGTTTTCCTTGAATATCTATATTTATCCCAGGAGGTTTATATTTCGGTATGTTATCTAGTTTTTTTAATACCTTTCTAGATTTCTTTAAATTTGGAAATTTATTTTTAACATCCATTATTTTTTCTAAAGCTTGAGCATCTGTAATATTAAATTGTTTTGATATTTCTGCGGTTAAAATTTTTTCGATATATTCATAATTTCTCAAAAAATAAATAATTCTATGTTCAATTCTTGATTCATTTTCATATTTAGATATTCTTTTGTATCTCAAATATGTACCATATTTAGATTTATCATCTTTCTTTTTAATTTTTGATTGTCTTTTTCTAGGTTCAACAACTACTGCAACATAGGGAAAAAAATATCTTGCAAAATCTGATAAATCATTATGGTTAATCATAAATTTTTCAGGTAATTCAATTTGTTGAATAGTATTAATAAAAGCATATCTAAATTTATCATCTGATGGACTTAATATTTGTAATTTATCATTTTCACTATTTATTTTGTTTAATAAATTTCTAATAAATGGATATGTATTTTTTACATCTTCTATTGTTGCTTGATCATTTTCTTTCCATTGTGTTTTATATTCTAATTGTCCATTTTCATTTAAATTTACAGATATATATTTATTTGTCGAATCACCTTTTTGTTGTACCTTAATTTTAAAACTTATACCATATGGCGCATTTTCAAACCATTTTGATAATACCGCATTTTTATCAGTTTCTGTTCCATTTTTGTAAAATTTATAATTTAATTTACCATCTTGTGTTTGAAATTGAATAAATGGATATACATTATCAACTATAAAATTATCAAATACTCTAAACAAATCAACTTTTGGACTATTTGTTTTATTAAAATGTTGTAATGTTACATGAATAACTGATTGTGTTACAAAGTTATCTTTAAAAATTTTATTATATTTTTCTGGTTCTAATTTTAATTCTTCAACTGTTTTTACAACTTCATTCTCTAATAATAAATCATTATTTATAGTTTGAAAAACCTGTAAAATTTTATTAGATTCTGCTTTAGATTCATCGTTTAAACAATCTATAATTTGTTTAAATTCATCTTGTGATATATTATAATATATCTTTACATACACATTAAACATATTTTTTATAATTTCTTCATCTGCTTTATAATTTAAACCAAGATCATGATATATATCTAACATGTAAATCTCATTATTAGTTACGTAATTAATATATTCATCTAAAATATTTGTATCATCATATTCTTTTTTAATACGAGAACCATATTTTAATATATTGTCTTTTAGTGTTTTTAAATTACCAACTAAATTTTCATAAATTCTTAAATTTTCATGAGGTTCTATTGATATTTTTAATAATTCATTTCTTCTAACCCATTTTTGACCCAACATTATTTTATCAATATCTATCACTTTACTTGTTCCACTTAATTTTTCATATTCATATTCTGACCATAAATATAATCTTGATGGAATTAAATATGGAACATTTTTTCCAAATATTGGATCTTGTTTTATACCACAACATATTTTGTTTTTTATAGTCTGAATTGTATCATCTTTTGAAATATATTGATTATATATATATATTTTTGTATACACATCTTTTAAATTTAGATCATACAAACTATTATTTAATGAATCGTCAAAATCTGTAATATGTGAATATTTTTTTGATATATCTGATCCAATAATACCTTGGATCATATTATTTATTTGATTTGGATTTTCATCTAGTGTTAATAATTCTTCATTTGATATATCATTTCCTTCATATGACATATCATATTCTTGCTCAAACTGATTTAAATTTATTGAATCATCATCTACACTATCTTTGTCGCTCATTCCTACTTCATCATCTGTATCATCACCGTTATCCCGTTTTAAATACATATTATCAACTTCATCATTTTTAATATCATCCTCATCCTCTTCATCAACATCATCCTCGACATCATATTCAACATCTTCATCAGTAATATTATCTTCACTACTAGATTCTACATCTTCATCAGTAATATCATCTTCACTACTAGATTCTACATCTTCATCATCAACATTTTTATTTGTTTTTTTCCCTCCAAATATTTTATGTTGTGATAAATAATTGTCATTATAATTAATAGCGTTTTCAATATCATATGATTGATTAAATGTTTTATCGTCATTTTTAATACCAGAAATATAATCAGACATATTAATAATTTCCTCATTATTTCCACCTATTTGAACATCAAACTTAGCAAAATTTGATAAATTTGTTAAATTAATACTGTAATCAATATTATCATCTGCATCACTTTTTTTTTGTTTAATATTTTTATTTTTACGTTCCATAGATTGTTTAAACATATGACCATAATTATAATATGTCCTTCCTAAATACTCAAAATTTGCAATATGTTTTATATACCATTCTTTGCCATATTTTTCAATAATATCATTTTGTTTTATTTTAGTATTTATAATATTATTAATCATAAATGATATGTGTTTTGAATTAAAAAAATGTTTATACCAAAATTCACCATAATATTTGATTAGTGTTTTTAGTTCTAATTCAGATATCATTAATAGTGTGTCAAATAAATTTTTATCAGCTATTTTTTTTAATATTTTTTTCATGTTATTATCATTTGCAACAATATTTCCTAAGAATATGCATACATGATATTGAATTTTTTTATTTATATTTTTAAATTTCCAAATGACTTTTATGGGATCGTCCATATTTAATTTAATATTACCAAAGAATATTTTATTAAATTTAATCTTTAAAAAAAAGTTAAATAAATCTATAAATAATTTATTTAACTTTTTAATTATTTGCAACACTAACTGATAAATCGATTCCACAATATTCATGTGGTTCTGAATTGTAATCTACATATTTATATATTCCATATTCAATTGCTTTTTTTATTAAATATGAATTTATACTGAAAAACAATTCAGTATGTCCTATTTCTGGACATGCTATATGTGCTAATTCATGTATTGCAACATATAATAAATCATTTATATCATGAATTTTATTGTCCTTTTTTGATCTTATGCAAAATACTAGCATTTCCCCTTTGTTTACACTGTATGATGTATATATGCTATCTGCAGAACTTTCCTGAATTTCTACATCATCTAATTTATCTTTGAGATTTAGTATATATTTGTACATACTATCATTTAGTACATTATTATCATTTAATAATTTATTTGTTAATAATTCTAATTGATAATGTATATGATTTAATATTTTAACAGCTTGCTCTTTGTCTTTTACATTCCGTACTAAATATTTCTTTTTTTTTGTTTTATTACTGGCATTTTTATAAGGTTCATTTTTTTCAGGTAGTTCTATGTAAATTACATCTGATTTAAAAATATTTTTATAAATTATAATACCTGAAAAAAATAAAATTAACAAAAAACTTTCCATATAGTAATGATTTCTATATTAGTATTTAATTTTTTAATATAAAATTTAAATACTAATATTTAAATTTTATATTTTTATACAATTATTTTCTTTACAATTATTATAATTATTATGAATACGCAAAATATTTTCATAAAACAAAATGCGATTGAGGAAAAAGACAATGTAATATATTTAAATCTTACTGAATCAACACAAAAAGGTGGAAATTTTAATGATAACATTATCCATCTATCTATTTCTAGTCCGACAAATAATTTTAAAATGAATGGAGGTAGTTCAGAAACATCTGAATATTTCAATAAACTTGCACAAAAAATTGTTGACTCTAAAAAATCTATGAAAGGAGGATTTAATATTAAAACTGCTGCAAATGATAGTTCTGACATTTTTTTAAGCAGTGAAACAATCAATGAAATTAAATCTAACAATATCATTGGCGGTGGGAAAAAAAAACAACAATTAACCTTTGATTTTAATGATCTCAAAAAACATTTATTAAAAACTACTAATTCTATAAATCTTGATGGCGGATCAGACGAATTTGACAAAAACTTAGATGATACCGATGATTTTAATAAACTTTTAAATGAAACTGATGATGAAGATGATAACATGTCTGAAGAAGAAAAAACAATTAAAAAAATATTTGATGACGAAACAGAAGAGGATAAAGATTTATCAAAGATTTCAAAACCACATACTATACCAACTGTTAGTAGATCATACAAAACTACAAAAAGATCAATAAAAGAGGAAGATACTGATGAAGATACTGATAAAGATACTGATGAAGATACTGATGAAGATACTGATGAAGATGATATATTTATGGATGAAGATGATGATGAAGAAAAAGATAATAAAAAAGATAATAAAAAAGATAATAAAAAAGATAATAAAAGAATAGAAGAATCTGAATCATTAGGAGGATCGTCGACTAAATATGAAATGTCTGATAGTATGTCATTACCAAAATTATTTAATTTTAGACCATTACAAGAAAAAACTTTAGTAGGTAGAAGATTTATCTAGAAATCATTAATTTCATCTAAATATAATTTTTTTGTTATTTCAGTATTTACTTTAGTAGATTTTCTAATTTGTCTCTTTTTGACAACGTCACCTTGATGTGCATTAATACTTTTTTTATTTAATCCAATAGTTTTATCATATAATTCCATTGGATCATAAGATATACACAGTGAATTAAACTCTAATGATTCTTTATTATCTTTGATTATGACCAATGGAACATTTCCATTTCTAATTAATTCCTGTTTTTTAATATATTCATCAAATAATTCTTGTGGTTTACTTATAATATGGGTTAAAAATTGTACTGCTGGATTCATAATCTGATTTGTTAAGTAAAACAAATAATCTATTTTTAAATTTTTCTCTCTAATGTAATCAGGATGTTCTATTATATCACCTTGTAATAACTTAACTCCTTTTTTTCTTGGTACTACAACTGCAACTGATGGAATTCTATCATTTACGGCAGGTGCTGTTCCAGGATCTCGTTGTTTCATTCTTTGACACAATTTAACATGTGCTTGTCCACAATCTACATCATCCCAAAACCAACTTCCATCACTTCCTATAACACCTTCATTGGTATTAGTTTTTTTGGTTCCTTTGTATCTAGCCTTAAGAGATTTTGTTGTTGTAAAATCAGTAATTGGATATTTCCCATTTAATAAATTTTCAATTGTTGTTCTAACATATTGAAGTGCTTTATCAATATCATTTTCATTTAGTACAATATTTATTAATCCTCCCATTATTTTTTTTACAATATTAGCATTATCTCTTCTTTTCATTACAATACCCATACTCGATTGAACAAAATAATTAACATCTGTTGTATATTTGTTTCCAACATATCCCTTTTTTCTCCCAATCCAAAATGGATAAAATGTTTTTTCATATTCTAAATTATGTGGATATGGTAATCTCTTTTTGATTAATAATGATGCTAATTCTCCTAAATTAATACCATTTATTAAACCATCTTTAGATATTAATAATGATCCTGTATTTTTATCGGTTATGGTCATGTTTATAAAGATACTATCCGTATCACCGTAGATCACATTAGGTCTGACATCAAACGAATTAAAAATCTTTAAAACAGACGATATTATTAAATCAATATTTTCTTTTCGTTTATCAATTAAATACATTTCAATTAGTTCATCAAAAGTTTCATCATCTTCATCAATCAATGCTTGGTAAAATTTCATTAAAATTGGAACATAATCGTTTTCTACAAAATTTCTTGCAGTTTCTAACATTGATCTTCCAACAGCAGTAGTGCTAGCCGCTAATTCTTTCATACATAATGGACTTGTACCAGCACCTAAAATACCATAAATTGAATTGGCAGTTATTTTTAAAGAATTTTGTTTACCATTGTAATTTGATTTTTCACTTAAATCATTTGTTGATTCCATCATCTTTTTTGCTTTTTTTCTCTCTGATAATAATTCCATCAAAATTTCCGGAATAATACCAAATTTATCTTGAATTTTACTTTTGGCATATCTACATGTCGATGATGTACCATCTTTATTTTCATAAGTAACGTCTTTATAAATATATTCTGGTAAATTATCATATTGTGGATCTATCACAATCATTTCGTGTGAGATATTATGTGATATCATTGAACTTGGATACAACGAATTGTAATCTAAAACTGGTATATATGTTTGATAAAAACCAGTTTTAGGATCAAAAACAATTGCACCCTCGTATGAAACATCATTTTCTAATTTTGATAAATTAGGTATTAAAAATTCCTTTTCTCTACATTTTTTAGACACTAAACTTAAACCTTTTATTCCCTGTCCACGAATTAATAAATAATAAAATGGCACATAACATACATTCGCCATACATATCTTATGTGTAATTATATCCAATTTAGCCATTATCTTATACACTAATACACAATCCTGTATACAATATTCTGCTATCATTTTTCTATCTTTGGATGAACCTCTTTGTAATCGAAATATATCATTTGGTTTAATGTCATCCTTTACTAAACCCCATTTTAATCCTTTGCCTAATTCTTTTAAACCATTCTCATTAAATTTAACATCTTTTGATTCTATTATCATTTTATTTTCATAAATTGATAATATTTTATACTTTACATCACAATAATCTTCATAATCATCGTCATCTTCATATAAGTTTTCTTCTTTGATTCCATATTCTAATTCTGCTTGATTTATAATTTTCACATAATTACCTGTCTTAACAAAATGTAAATTCTTACTTTCTATTTCTAAATGATAATCATCTAAAATAGTGTATTTTGATATTTTTTCTTGAATAAAATATTCTGATACAAAATCTAATGAATATTTATCTAATTTATGATCTGCTTGAATTATCTTCATTAAATCTAATTGTGTTATTCCTACTGTATCAATATATTTCATAATATTGTCACCTAATGCAGATGACGATAATTCTGATTTATCTAAAATACAATTATAATCTACTAATTTACTCAATTTAGAAAATAAATTTTGACAATTTATTCTAGGATGTAATGCACGCTCATACATATATCTTTCATCAAACTGCCATATGTTGTAACCTGATAAAAAATCTGGACTTTCTTCTTTCATTATCTTTACCCATTCAATCAATAATTCACGTTCTGTATTAACAGATATTACTTCTGTACCTTCTATCGGATCACATGATCCTAAGGTAATAATATGTCTACGATAAATATCTCCATTGTGTTTTCCAAATACTGTTCCAATTTGAATTATTTTATCTTCAATTCGATTTGCCTGAGGAAATGATCCATCTCCAGAATTACATTCTATATCAAATATAGCAATTTTAAATTTTGCAAATTTATTTTGATTTTCACTCGGTTTTAATAATTTCCAATCACACTCTATATTTATATCACAATTAACATTATCTTTACATTTATTATACTTTTTTATCTCTACCCATCCGCATGATGGAACATTTCTAATATGCATACATCTTAAAATTGAATCAATATTACTTTCATACACATTAAACTTAATTGGTTTTATAATTCCTGGAATAAACATTCTGCTTTTGACAAATAAATATGAAAAATCTTTCATGGCTTTACCATTGTTAAAAATTAATCTTAAAAAATTAAATTTTTTGTAATTGTTAAATTCTCTAAATTTATGTCTTGACACAATATCATACGCTATTAAATTATTTTTAACATGTTTTAATTCACTATTATCCTTTAGACAAGCTATTAGATTATCTGTATTTTTATCTGTCCATTTTTCAGGTAATTCTATGTAAAAATGTGGAGAATAATTTAATACTTTAACATGTACTGATTTATCATCACTTGTTCTTCCAAACATTCTAATTGTATATTTACGATTTTCATTATTTTCTCTGTATTCAGAATAATATTTTGGATTCAATCTAGTTTTTATCTTTTTTGATGCATTTTTATCATTTTTATTTTCATTCATAAAATCATTGTAATTCGTATTTTCAATATCATTGTCTGAATCTTCACTTATTTCATCAAATTCTCGCCATTCACTTATTTGAAATATAACTGGATCTTTTAATTTATTATTACCATCTGTTACAATGTTATTCGTCATTTTTATATATGTTATATGTTTACATAACTGTTTATAATAATTATAATTTCAATAATTTATATAAAAGATCATAATAGCATTATATATTAAACAATATATAATGCTATTATTTAATATATAATGATTTGCTAATTAAACAAAAAAATATTATATTATATATTATGGAACAAGAATTTTTGTTTATCAGTAAAAATTATACTGAACTATTCAAAATTAAAACTGATTATGTTGATGAAAAATTATTTAAAAAAAATACCAATTATAAATTAAAAGAAATTATTAAAAAACATGATGTAATAAATGATTTTAAATTAGTAAATGTATATAATGGAATTGATAAAAAATATACAATAAAAACAAAAGATGAATTATACGGTGGCACAGTTCAAATTGATGTTGAAAATAAGTTTCAAAATGATTGGAATTCATTGTCAAATTATGTTCAAAACACCATTGACAAAAATATAAATATCGATAAATTAAAAAATTTATATGATAATTTTGTATTATCCGGTACAAACTATAAAATTCATCAAGACGAATTAAAATCAATGTTTGTTAATTTATTAAATGTTCATAAATCTAATTATCAAAATATTCAAATAGGAGGAAATGATCAAAATCAAACAATGCCTGTTATTGACCAAACTGATCAACAAACTAATCAACAAACTGGACAATTAACTAATCAACAAACTAATCAACAAACTGATCAACAAACTGGACAATTAACTAATCAACAAACTGATCAACAAACTAAACAACAAACTGATCAACAAACTAATCAACAAACTGGACAATTAACTGATCAACAAACTGATCAACAAACTAAACAACAAACTGATCAACAAACTAATCAACAAACTGGACAATTAACTGATCAACAAACTAATCAACAAACTGGACAATTAACTGATCAACAAACTAATCAACAAACTGGACAATTAACTGATCAACAAACTAAT